TGCACCCGTTGGACCAGTTGCTCCCGTAGGGCCAGTAGCTCCTGTTGGACCAGTAGCCCCTGTTGGGCCAGTTGCTCCCGTAGGGCCAGTAGCTCCCGTAGGACCTGTTGCACCCGTTGGGCCTGTGGCTCCTGTCGGGCCTGTTGCACCCGTTGGACCAGTTGCACCCGTTGGACCAGTTGCTCCCGTAGGGCCAGTAGCTCCCGTAGGACCTGTTGCACCTGTCGGGCCTGTTGCACCCTTCAGACCTTGTTCGCCACGTTCACCCTGCGGAGCACTAAACTCAATCCAATTATCCGTATCAGCATACGGATGCTTTGTAGACTCAAATGCAGCCGATGCTTTGCAAATCCACATTGAGGAATCTGTTACGGTAGCAGACTTATCATCAAACACATAGTCGTTAGGACTATAAATCGTTCCAGACACCCATTTGTCTTTATTATTCAAACCAGTACCTGCGGGGCCTACTGGACCTTGGTCACCAGTAGCTCCCTTAGGACCAGTTGCACCTGTGGCACCACGCTCACCTTTGTCACCCGTATCACCCTTAGGTCCAGTAGCTCCTGTTGCACCTGTTGCGCCTGTTGCTCCCGTAGGACCTGTTGCACCTGTTGCGCCTGTGGCTCCAGTTGGCCCAGTAGCTCCTGTTGCGCCTGTTGCACCCGTAGGACCTGTTTCACCCTTGTCGCCTGTTGCGCCCGTGGGACCTGTCGGACCAGTCGGTCCTGTGGCACCCGTTGAGCCTGTAGCTCCCGTTGGGCCAGTAGCTCCTGTTGGGCCTGTTGCGCCTGTCGGCCCCGTTGCACCTGTTGAACCTGTTGCACCCGTTGGACCTGTTACACCCTTATCACCAGTTGCACCTGTGGGCCCAGTAGAACCCGTCGGGCCAGTAGCTCCCGTGGGTCCTGTTGCACCCGTTGGTCCTGTTGCACCTGTTGGGCCTGTGGCACCCTTATCGCCAGTTGCACCTGTTGGGCCCGTTGCACCAACCTTTCCGTCAGCACCAGTTTCGCCCTTAGGACCTGTTGCACCTGTGGCGCCTCGTGCACCTTGCTGGCCTGGAATACCCTGCGGACCTGTTGGGCCGACAGAACCAGTTTCGCCTTTATCACCAGTATCACCCTTAGGGCCAACTTCACCTTGGACGCCCTGAGGGCCTGTTGCACCAGCAGGACCAGTAGCACCCGTAGCACCATCTTTACCGTCAGCACCTGTAGCACCCGTCTCACCTTTCTCTCCACGAGCGGCTTCACGCAATGCATCCAAACTAAATGCAACAGTCTCTCTATTTGGGCCACCGTCCTTTAACACTGTCGCAAGAAAAAACGCACCTGTGGCAGCTCCAGTGTAACTTCCTGTATAGTGTCTCAACCCAATTATCTTCTTTCCCTTAAACATGATGCAACCAGCAAAACTTTTTACCAATAGTTTATAATCCAGCCCCTATTTACACTGAAAAAGGCGACCTTTAAGGTCGCCTTATAGTTTCTTTGCATGTTGACTTCACTACGTCAACGTGTTCAGTTTTCCGATGTAATTTCGAAGACCCGCAGCAAGCTTTGTCAGAAGCGGCTTGAATTTCGGAACTTGGTCCTGACTTCCCTGAGGGAACCAAGCGGCAGGGTCGGAAACAATCTGTGCAAGCTGTTCCATTGAGTTCAACACAGCAGTCAGGTTCTGACGGTCGTTGATACCAGCGTTGCTTTGCCTGACCGATTGCATCTTCTGGTTCATTGCATTGAGGTTCTCTTCGACATCATTATGGTTAGTACCGTTAATCAGGTCGAGGGCGTTGTTCAACTCTTCGAGTCGTCCATCCGCATCAATCTGGTTACAGTAATCCCTTGTAGCGGCATCGGTATCGTCGCCATACGGCGTTTCCACAATTCTCTGACCGCCAGGGAGCTTGTTCGGCCTTCCCTGTTGTCCCTGAGCATACGCAGGCTGTGCATAACCCTGTCCTTCAAACTGGGGAGGGCGCTGCTGGTACGCACCTGGCGGCATAATGCCAGGGTTCATCATCGGCTGTTGATAACCCTGCTGAGGATAACCCTGCTGCGGATAGTATTGCGGCTGCTGAGGATATCCCTGCGGCTGTGCATATTGAGGTTGCTGAGGCTGTTGCGGCTGACCAAAGTATTCGTTATTGTTCATATTCTACCTAGTAGGTGATATCATATTTTAAAGTATATTTTTCTATTCCCTGTTGACATACAGGTTGATGTCATAATCGACCGCATCGATTCTGAATGTCTTCACGTACTTGAAGTGGACTTGCCTCATCAGATTGTTCGTAGTGTAGTCATCGGCAGGGCATACCAAAAACGTTGCAATCTTCTGTTCCAACAAATGGTTGACCAGTTCCTGTCCAATAGGATACTCGTTCATTTCAGAAGATACGACGAAATACTCGATTTCAAGCCTGTTGTCCAGATTGTATGCACTATGGAGAGAATATGCCTCTGCTGGGACAATGTTCATGTAGTTTTCCTTTGTCGGGTCAGACAGCGTAAGTACACCGACAGGAATATCCTCGTATGTAATGTACTCTACCATGTCCGCATTCTTGATTTGTTCCACCGTATCTGGCTTAGATACAATACGCTTCAAGTTGCGGAAGTCATCACTGTACTTTCCGTCAATCAGCTTTCCCAGCTCATTCAACATGTTGTCGTCAATCTGATTCGGATTCTTGATATACAGCTTGAATTTATCGTCAAACGGGCCACTGTTCGTCTGTCCGTCGATTTCAAATCCATCGATTACCCCGCCATCATCTTCAGGCTGGTATTCCTGTATAATAGATTCACCGCTTATAGCTTCAAACAACTCGTGTTCAGGAACGTCATTGAAATCCATGTCAACCCCCTAAATTGCATCGCCCGCTACCATTGACGGGTCTTCCTCTACTTGTTCGCCTTCCCCAGCAACAGCACCTGTATCATCACCAGCAACTTCGCCAGCACCTTCGCCGTCAGGCACTACGTCAACCTCTGGGCCAGTTTGCTCTGGTGTCGGCTGTATGGAGTTAATCATGTCAAGCGACTGGTTAGTCATGTCAGAATCCCCGTTAACAGACCCAGCATCAACAGGTTCATTCATCGCAATACCCATTCCACTGATGTCGTCAGGCTCTGGATTCATACTGTTGGCCCAATCAGCAGCCGTGTCCCAGTCGTTCATCTCATCAACACTGAACTGATTTGCACCTGGGGCCTGCTCGGTAGTCGTAGGCTTGTCCTCTGGAATATCCATTTCAGGATGCATCAAATCGACCTTCACCTTTTTGGCAGCATCCTTCACAACGTCGTACGGAGTGTTTACGTTTACGTACGCACCTGGATTCATCATCCTCTTTTGCTGCTCTTCACGGATTTGTGCATCAAGCTTTGCCGCAACGGTTCCCTGACTTTCGCCAGTTTGCGCAGCCAGGGTTCCAGCAATCGGCGTCCCGCTTCTAAGAGGATTGACCGAGAAATCAAGGGTATCTTCATTCATAGCATCTACCTCTTATACAGGGGAAGCGTTCTCATCAACAGGGGCAGCGTTCTCATCAGCAGGGGCAGCGGCTTCACCACCAAGATTCGGCAGCTCTTCGCTCGTGTTTTCGCTAATCTTGTCAACTTCTCCGATTTGATTGATGTCAGGTTCACCACCGAATGCAGCACCAGAGTTATCTGCTGGCATTCCTTCCATTCCAGACATATCGCCCGTGACATCACCGCCAACGGCACCCATGTCGCCACCAAAGCCAGCACCACCAACGGCACTCATATCACCGCCAACAGCGCCCATGCCACCGCCAAAGCCAGCACCGCCAGCAGCACCCATGTCGCCACCAAAGCCAGCACCGCCCATAGCATCGGCTGCACCATTAGCCGCTTCCGTTCCATCAGAAGGAAGGTCAACATTATCCAATCCGTCTTTAGTTTCAGTGCCCTGAAGACCTACACCCTTACGCTGATAAAGCTCCTTCATTGTCGGATTACTCAAAACCCATGCATCGAAATCCATAGCGGAATTCACGTCGTTGCTGTTAAGGAAATGTTCGAATTCATTCATCTCCTTTCCAGACACCATTCCGTCAAAAGCCTTATACTGTTCTTGGAATTTAGCAATCAGCGTGTCAGCACTCCAATCCTTGGCAATGCCTCTCGTTCCATCACGCACCTGCTTTGCAGTTAGATATTCTCCTGACGAAGATTCTCTGGACTGCTCAGCAATAGTATCTGCAACGATTGTTGCAAGCTTTTTCAACGTTCCTGTCTCTGGGTCCGTATTGAGTATACCTCGGCAAGCATCTGCGAAATTTACTTCGTCGTCGGGGTTGTCTACATCACCGCCAAGGCCAGCAGCGCCGCCTGCGGCTCCACCAGCACCACCGCCCATGTCGCCACCGCCCATTGCACCAGCGACATCAGCAGCATCCGCACTAAAATCGGCTTCACCAAATCCGCCTGCATCACCACCACCCATATCAGATTCCATGATGGCATTGGTCATTTGCAGAAGACCACGCATATCGGCGGACATGATTGGCTGATATCCAAATTCATCGGTAGAATAGATATCATCTTCCTCGGTCATTTCCTCAGCTTCCTTGATTGCAGTGTCGCAACAACTGATGATGGTACGGCCAAAGCCGTTGATATAATGCTCGGAATCCAGAGAAAGTTCAAACATCTTTTCGGCAACGTCATCAACGTTGTATCTAATCGTAATGTTTCCATTATCATTAGGATAAAGCATGTCAACAATTACTGAATGATTCCTTCTCGTAATCTTAAACTTTGCGTGGGCAGAATCGCAAACAACATTACCAAGGTCAAGACGGAATAGAGACTGACCGACAGCCTGTGTCGCAGCCTCGGTCAAAGCCTTGTTCAAAATCGTCTGCATCGTGGTATATGGATGCGGGTTGCAATCCTTATTTATCTTCTTGGCGAGTTCACCCCAGTTAGTGCCTTTTTCGCCACGGACGTGCTTGCCCTGAATAGATGCCACAAGATTCCTCACCGTCTCGATGGGCACAGTCTTTGCTGGCTTGACTGGACCACTTTCCGTGTGGACATAACCAAAAGTGCTGTTGTTATTCATACCTATGAACTCCGACATATAGTCTAATCATTCATAGTTTATAATATCGGGGAATCCTTCAACTTGGCCAGACGGTGTTGCCAACGTAAAACAAAATTGATTTGGTCTTCTTCCCAGTCCTCGCCACCGACATAATCCATGTAGTCTATGCAGGTTACGACATTTGTGTCCATCACGCACACCCTCTGGCGGCACTCATGGCAGAACATCGAAAGTTCAGCGGCAATGTGGTCATCTCCGATTACATAGCCATTCAATATGCGGACACGGAGAATGTCAGGTATCATGCTAGCCCTGATTGCAAATACGGGCCCTCCTAGAATATTCACATCGGTAAGCTGTCCGAACCCGAGTTCACCTATGATTTTTCTAGTGCTGTTATCCTTAACGGACAACCCTTCATAGCATCCATAGGAATCGTGACTGTCATGCCAGTTGAACGAACTAGGAACTGTTTTCCAGCCATACACGCCAACCATGCCAACATCAGTAGGAAGCCTATCAAGTTTTTCCTTCCAGAAGATGTCGGATATGCAGGTAGAGCTGTCCATGTAAATGAACCAGTCTGGCGGACAACTGAATGTTTCCTCCTCCATCTTGAACATTCCCGAGAACAACGCCTTGACACTCAGTGAAACCCTGTCCGCACTATTCTTCCTCGTAAAGAAGTGGTTCGGATGGTACACATAGTCGTATGTCTTGTAGCCGCCATCGAACCTCTTGTACATATCCACATTGCCCCTCTTGTATATGCAACGGAACACCTGTGGCGATGTCAACGACTTGACAACATCGTTAGTTGTAACGGCAGGATTCTTGACTGGGGTCAACCCGAGGATTCCTCTCATCTTGTTGTCGTGTTCTATTTCCTTCTGCTTAATCTTTTTCAGGAGACGTTTCTTTTCATCATGAACCAGGCGAGGTTCGTTAATCTTCGTATCAAGCGCAAGGGTAACGTCATCGTCTGTAACCTCGTGGTACTGATACGGACTTTTCTTCCTACTTTCGACACACTTCTTGTGCATCATGATAATGGAGAACTTGCCCTTCTTGTAACGCAGGGCATTTTCCTCCTTGTCAATCTTCAGTTTCTTCCTGATAAATTCACGGGTGATATCAATGAAGTTTCCACCCTTGATTAAAGCCTCGATATCGACATAGTTGATACCAATCATCACTTCCTTAATCTTGCTGTCATGATAGGTAGACCAAGTCATTATCTTTCCAGAAGCCAGTTTTACATGAACCTTTTCGCTATCCTTTGCATAAGTGTCAATCCACTTGTCATTGACACCGTATCTGTTCTTGATATGCCTCCTAGTGATGAACTCTCGCCCGAGTCCATACAGGTTTCCGCAATCCCTGTCGTAAATGTACCTATCCAGGTCTTCCACGAGGAACATCGCAAAGCCTTTTCCTGAACGGCTGAGCTTTGAACCGTTAGCCTTTCGTACAGGGCGTATCAGTTTCCTTTCGTATCTAGCACGTAGCCATTCCTTCTTGTTTGCCCCGACGTATATCCTAGCCATGTCGCTAGAAATGATGTCCTTCAACGGGTTGTAAATAGAGGTGTCACCCTTGTGTGAAGCAATGAATTTCCTTATGTCGTCAGATGAGTACCTGTCAGTAACATAACCATCCACCGTCTTCATCTTCCTTGGCTTGTACACCGCAAAGAACTCATTTGACTTGGCAGTGTTGCCGATAATGTCAACAACATCCTCAAAAGAAATCGTTGCGTTAGCCTTCGCCAACATATCAAGGAAACGATTATGGCGGTTATACACATCCAAGTCCTTCTTGTAATAAACGACATGCTTCTCACCATCGGTTGAAACCTGTTCCTTAAACGGAATATCCTGTGCAATAGACTCGAACTTTTCCTGAGACACCCCAAGGTATTCTGCAGCTTCCATTCGTCCAAACGTGGAAAACGGAAGGTCTTTCCTCCTGAACTCGATACACAGGAGTTTGCACCGTTCCACCACCTCTGGTTCACGATACAGACGGTCGCCGTTGCTGTCGAGAATGTAGAACAGGTTATGCAGGATATCCCTGTCATATACCCATTCCACTGTACGGTTCAGGTTGCGGCAGATGTATTTCAGGCTGATATACTTTACGTTGTCCTTCAACACACGGTCCGCCTCGGAAAGCTCGTACAGACCGTACTCCACATTGGATTGGAGCAACTGTTTCGTATCAGTCGGAATCTCGTACTTTATTTCGTCATAGTTAATCTTTCCAGAGGATTCCTCCTTCAAGAAATCCATGCTTGCAATCTCCTCGTCGTTGACAACGGGGGAGATGTCATAATCGGATGCAAGAGCAAGTGTGTCTTGCGGCAGTTTCCAAAGTTCGTCGTGTATCGGTTTCATCGTCCTTAAAATACAATATTTGAATGGGGGTCCCCCGTGAGATAGGAACCCCCATTCGTTTGGTGTACAGTGGAAACTGGTTAGATGAACACGTTCATTCCTGCGTTCAGTGCCTGCCTGACATCATCATCGGCAACACCGCCTTCCAGCGAAGTTGGCTGGGACAGCATTTCCTTGGTTACATCAGGGCTGTTATACACCTTGTTCTTAGATAGTCCCTGCCCAAGGGCTTCAAATGCAGCAGACTTGCTGCCGAAGCCTACGGAGGCCAGTTTGGGTGCGGGGCGTACCTTTTTGCCGACAGCGGCGTTTCCACCAGCGGGATATCTTACCTCGTTCACTTTGAGGTTGTTCTTGCGATAGTTCTCCAGCCCGTTCTCGGCGATATCGTCGTTCATCAGACTGTCCGCTATCTCATTCAGTTCATTCATATCAACTTGGTTCGGGGCCTTAATTTCTCCGATACCGCTAAATTCTCTGCTCGTAATAGAGTTGGAATCAATACCGTTGATATAGTTAAATATGTCTTCTCGTTTCAGGTCATCAAGAGAAATGTCCCTATTCGGGTCGGTGAAGTATTCGACTGCCCTTTGCTGAATCTCTGGACGATAGCCGTTGGTTTCACGGAGAACCTTGTCGGTAATCTTGGCGTACATAAGCTGCTTCATAGCACGCTTGTACTCAACCACCTTTTCTTGGAGTTCCGTCTTCAGCTGGGCAACCGTTTTCTTGGCTTCCCTTTCCTGCGTAGTTTCTATCTGGCATTCTTCAAGGACATTTACAATCTTTTGCAAAGCCTCGAACAGCTTGCCCTTGACGGCGTTATCGCCCATGCTGTCCACTTTCTTCTGAACAGCAGGTTTAACCAACGCATCCCATTGCCCAGATACGGCCTCGACCAAGGACTTGAACTGGCGGTCGCCCCTAGCCTCGTAGTCAGCTATCGCCTTATTGCAATTCGATTCAATCTTTGTTACAATATCAGGGGCGATACTACCTAGTTCTTCTTGTGTTAAAAAATCTGACAGTTGCATATATCTCACCTTGTACGCAAATAGTTAAGCAGTGCATCCTTGTTATAAACGTGAAACCTGTCAGTGCGGAAATCCATGTTACGGTTAAGGACAATTTCCTTGCCATAGCGCTCGATGCACTCGGTAAGAATCTTGTGTGCCTTCCTCTTTCCAGCATCGCTTTCAAAGTGGCTCGTGATAAGCGCCTTGTTATCGAAGCTCGGGTTTCCAACAACGTCAACAGTAATCAAAGTATAATCAGGGTCGATTTCTTCATAACCAGTGGGAAGCTTGATTGTGTCACCAGCACCACGCAAAGAGTAGCCTGGGGTGTAGCCAGCCTTGATTAGACCAGCAAGGTTTCTACCAGCGTCAGTATCTTCGGCGACAACCATGCGGCAATAAAGATTCTTTCCCTCCATACGGAGTTCTTCGATAACCGCACAAGTCTTCCACAAATTCATTTCAAAAATTGGGTAATCCTTCGGGTTTCCCTCAATGTCTACACGAGGGTGGTTCAACTCTGCTGCGAGTCGTCCAAGGCGAATCTTCGTCCTGTTCAGCTTTTCAACTTCCCTTGCGATGATTGACCTAGGATATGAACGACCGTTAATACCTGGCTCGTCACAAACAATAGCTGTGCCTTCCAGAATGAGTCTCTTCACCTTATTACCAAACACGTCGGTGCGTTCCGCAACAGACACCTTGCTGTCGTCAAAATTCGGAACGCCAATAATTTCCCGTACCTTTCCCATGACGCTTCCCCTACTCACGCCTTCTTGGGTGAGTTAATACTTTCCATGACTATCTTGGTTTTCTCTTTCGTACAGATGCTATACGCAGATTCCATATAGGCATTGACGAGCTTCTCCACATTAGTGGAGTCGCCATTAAGCAGATAGCTTATCAGCGAGCGAGCGTCATTGTCTTTAAGTCCTGGTATTGGCATCACCGAAACCCACAATAATCATTATATTCGTATATAGTTTATAATGGAGAACGTCTGGCCAGCATCTCGTGATGCTGGCCTCATATACTAAAATACGTTTTTTCGACTAAATTCCGTTATTGTTCTGTGAGATATCTTCTTCGGCAACTGGATTTTCTGCAGGGGTTTCCATCGGAGTTTCTGTCGGGGTTTCCTCAACAGGTTCTTCCTCGACTGGATTTGGCGTCACCGCTGGTACTTTATACTGCTTTGCCGCCTTGATAATATTCATCCAGTTTGTCATCACAGCATTGAACGCAGCAAGAAGATGCTTGCACACCCTATTCTTGTGATGCGGGTCCTTTACATTAGGCGGGATATCCTCACCACCAGACGGTACACCTTCAACCGACTCATATCCAGACAGATAGCTATCGTAAATGTGTTTAAGGTTGTACTTCATGCCAGACCAGTTGAAGTCTGGGCATGAGCAGAACACCTTTACATCACATGAACGCAACAAGCCAATCTTTGCAGCAGGAGTCATAGGACCCTGTGCCATGCTGAACAAAGTTCCTTTCTTAGGTATGAACTCGATGTAGACATCATAGTTCTTGTCCTCAGTTGCCGAAGGTACAACAAAGTGGACAACAGCCTGACCGCTATCCTTGTTCATAGTCAGGTCGTTAAAATGGAAAGTGAGCGTCTTGCTCCTGTATTTACGGAGATTGTCGGCTGGCCCCGAAAGGTCCTTCATGGTCGCCTCGAAGCATGCGTCATAAAGACGAGAAACACTATTGTACTGGCGCCTGTTTAGACCAAGATTGCCTACCGCTTCCAAAAAGATTTTCTTCTCGTTCATACATTCCACCTAGCTAAAAAGCACTTCCGCATCATGGTTCTCCATGATGAAAATTCCATCCATGCCAGCCTTCTTCACATGGATTGCAACAAGGTCTACATCAAGTCGCACCAAGTTTCCAAAGAAATTGTTGTTGCGGGCTATCTTGTACACCTCATTGTTTCCGCCAGTGAACTGGTCAGCCAAAACATACGTGTAAGGATATCCGCCATGAGCAAGGATGTCCTCACGGAATGCAGTTATTGCAGCATCAGATACTGCACTCGGGTCAATAGAACCGCCCGATATCGTTTTCAACTGGGCCTTGAACATTCCCTGTCCACCAACGCCATAAGGAAGGTTTCCAGAGAATGCGCCGCAAGCAATGTATTCGTCAGCATTTTCCAACGGATTGATGATATCGTAGAACTGCTTCAAATACTTCTTCGATACGGCTGCAGTCCTCTCGGGCTTAACAGGATTGTACACCCTTACGTTTGCAAACTGGTCGTTGACTGCGTTAGAAACAATCGGGTTTCTTTCGTAAGCACTTGCTGGATTCGTTGCAATAACAAGCGTATTTCTTGACACAGGAGTTTCCTCGCCATCCAACGCCATCTTGATTAACTTCAAGATATTCTTGATTAGCATCGGGTTGCTAGCAAATGAAGTCACCTTGCGAATACCCTTTTCGATAGAAGATATAAGTCCAAGACCTTCTCCGCCAACCTGAGTTTCCTTAGTCTTGTCGCCTACAAGGAACTTCGACATCAAGCTTCCATTCTTGATTTCCTTTATCAGCTGGCGTTCCGCCTTATCTGCGTTTGCCTCCACCACTTTAAGGCGTTTCTCCAACAGCTTGTCCATAGCACCGAGTTTACCCTTTGAATTCTTGGATTTCTTGGCCTTGGTATACTTCGATGTGTATTTCATCGCAATCGCCTTGAATATCGGATGGCGAATGTTGATGAACGGGATTCCGAACACTTCCGTATAAGGCTTGTTTATCTCGACGTGCGACTTGCTCAGGCCATATCCTGCTGGAATATAAGCACGAGTTGCAATATTCATTCCATGGTCGATACTTACCGTATCCTTAGCCTTAGCTGCGGAGTCGTCAGCGGTGTCGTGCCTATCAATAGGTTTCTGCGGGTTCATCAGCTCTTCGCAATAATGCTCGATTGCATTTGTCTGCGAAGCACGATAACCACGGCTCACCATACTGTCCACAACACGCTCAACATCCTCGTTGTCGTAACTATTGTGATACTTTGCTGCAAGTTCATCCATCTTTTCGATGACAGCAGCATACAGGGCGGCAGCTTCTCCTTGGGAGTACGATTCCATGTTGAGGTTGATATCTTGCAGGTCAACACCAACCGTGCTTGCTCCACATAACGTCCTCAGCATCTTGTAGAATGCCTCATAGTCACCTTCTTCAACAACATGAAGCATTTCAGGATTGTCAGCCAATATTCTCTTGTATGCAACTAGATACTTGTCTTCTACTTCACTAAGGTTCGGTCCGTATATCAGGCATGCAACAGCCACCGCCAGTTTAATCAAATCATCCACGCTGTCGTCAACGTTGTTTCCAACCTTCAATTCTCCAGAATGTCCTGTACTGCCCAAATACTGGATGATAAACCCATTTTCCACCATGACTCTCGCCTTGGTGTAGCCAAAGCCCTTAATAACAAATACGCCACCATCAGAACTCTTATCGTACAGTTCCTTGCAATAAAAGATGATATCTATGGCTTCAAATGTTTTATCGGTATTCCTTTTGATGTACGAGATAATCTCAGACACAATGATAGCCAAGGCCCGCTGGCTTCCAGCAACCACTATAGCCTTTACGAACTGAATAAAGGAATCGCAAGCCTCACTACATAGCGTTGAATCATACTTCTTTTGAATAGTTTTCATTGCAGAAGGGTCTACCACATTTAGAAACTCAACAACCTCGGAAGGCTTTACACCGCTATCCTTCATTGACTGTGTCAATATTTTAGCAAGAGGAATGTCGGTAGATGGCTCTTTTTCCTTGGCTTGTGCCCTTTCAGACTTAGTATCTTCATTAACATTAGGGCGTCCCCTCCTATGAGGAGTAGCATTCCGCAAAGATGCATCTGCACCTGTTGGACCTGTTGGACCTGTTGCAACTGTTGTGCCTGTATTTCCTGTTGTGCCTGTATCTCCTGTTGGACCTGTTGGGCCTGTTGGGCCAGTAGCTCCCGTGGAACCTGTTGCTCCTGTCGTGCCTGTATCTCCTGTTGTGCCTGTGGCTCCTTTATCACCAGTTGCCCCATTATCATCAATTACTCCTGTTGGTCCTGGCAATCTTTCTTCAACTTCACTAACAGTAGGGTCAGCATCGTCATCGTCAAGCGAATCAAACCCAAAGATATTATCCGATTCGTCATCCTTAGGGTCTACTTTACTGAACTCTTCCAACGCCGCCGCTTCCTCATCGTCGCTCATTTCATTAATCGTAACTGTCTGGCCCCCATCAAGGCCAAAAATCATGTTCAAAAAATCCTCGTCAACCCCGATATCGTCGTCAGAAGAATCAGGATTGGTAGACCCAACACTTTGGAGGGGTTTATGCTTATCAAAATTTGCGTCGTTATCTAGTGACATATTACAGCAATCGGATAATTTACCTATAGTTTATAATGCAGCTAGACACCATTTGATTCAAATCATCTAGTTTACCGAATACAAAAAGAGCCACCGTCATAATAACGGTGGCTCTACTATATAAGTCTGGATTATCAGCGGATATTCAGGACTTGTTTTACGTTATACGGGAGGGTTGTTTTGATATAGTTAGCGAATGCATCCCTATTCTTTACCTCAACTCCTCCTACCCTCTTAGTGACGTAATTGTCTCTGAGATATTGGATAGCGTCATCAAACGTCGGTGTACTGGTTGTTTTTTTGTATGCTTCGATAATAGGCTTGGCGATATTCCAGTTGTGTTCCTTCAAGATATCATCGAGGACAGACTTGTATACACTTGTTGGAGATACCATGTCAAGCAACTTGGTTGCATCATCGGGAGATAGCTTAAACTTGCCATCTACATTCAGCTTGCCATTTGGGTTCGGCTTGCTCTTTAACGTAAGGTATCTCTTAACATCATCTGCACCTACATATCCTGACCACTTAGACAATGTATCCACGATAAGTTTCAGGCTGTTCGTGGCATCCATATCCAAGCTTGCGATTGTAATGTTTGCAGCCGCTTCATGTCCACCCTTGCGCACGTTTTCTGGTGTAACAAGGTCGTAATGGAATTGCTGCGCCGTGCTGATAAAGTCATCAGGCAGAGTGTCTAGGATTTCAGCGTATTTCTCGGGGTCCTTCTTTATGCCATTAGGTCCCAACTCTTCCAAGTCAAGAGCTATCGTATCGAAATACTTCTTCATCAACGGGTCGCCCATGTAGCCACCCACACGACGAAGGGTTCTTCTTGGAGCAAACTCACCATTATAGTTGCTTGCTCTCCATACACAGTATGCCACGATAGACTTCATGAGCAGAGAACCCGAGCATCCCTCATACAGCTCTTTCAGGATGTGCAACTTCTCCTTAACGTCTGCTGGTACACCTCCCCTACCCAGGCCATCATAAGTTTCGTGCCATTGGTTCAACTTGGCGAGAACTGCATCCAATGTCTCCCCACCAAAATCGAATCCAGACAGAGTGTTTGCAGACTGGAATCGACTGAACGGGATGTTGTTGGTCTTCGTTGGGGTCAAGCCAGGAATAGACGCAATCGTGTACTTGTATAATGTATGCTGTTTATTATCCTTACCAACATATTTCTGGGCATCAACTGACTTTACCTCTCTCGGGTAAACACTGCCATTGGCACGAATGACCAGCTTATCATTCGGACGCAATATAACGCTACTGGTGATAGTCATATCACCGAAAGCATCATTATTAACAACACCCAACTTTCCTGTCAGCGTGATATCGGTTCCACCATCAGGCTTACCTTTCTTACCCATCTCCCTAATGAGCGTCTGGGCAGCGTCCATATCGATTGGCTTATCACTAATAATATCGTCAATAAGCTCATCCGTACGGTTTTGAGCAAATTGCTCTTTGCCACGCATAATATTCAATGCAGATTGTGTCGGGTCGTTATTGCTTGATGGGCCCTCATCATCGCCAGGAGTCTTCACGTTCGATGCTGCCGCACTAGCTTTAATCTTGTTCATAAAGTCCATATAAGCACTGAAATCAGCAATCTCCAATTCACCAGTAAGATTTGCAAACTTAGTCATCAGACGTTGCGGGATGATTTCAGCAGAACCGTGCTTCACGTACTCGCCTTGTGCAGCCAATTTATCTCTAAACGTCTTAGCGTCTCTTGGCATATTAGACCTAGAATTCACGATATCACATGCCGCCTTATACAACAGCAGTATCAATTCGTTTTTGCGGTATTCAACCATTTTAGCAATATCGGCTGGCTTGGTTCCGTTTTCATCAAGTTTGTAGTTGCAGAACAACTTATACTCGTCCTTAATAGCATCAAACCTGCCCAACATGGCCTTAGCTCTACCATCAGCGTCGATATTCTCTATATTTGCCACGTCGAGTTCCGTGTTATTTGCATATCTAACCGCACGGTTTCCTGAACCAACTTCAGATAGATATTTCTGATAGTCTTTCTCGGCGGTCTCGATGTTAATCTGCTTGTTAAGTGCATTCATTTGTTTCCTGAGTTCCTCAGTACTCACCGTAGCCAACGCAAGGTCAACAGGAGACAGCGTCTTATCGATGACTTCATTGCGTCCAGTAAGTGAACCTTGTTTACCAAGCCTTTTCTCGTTATCCTCATCTACTCCTACGCCAAATCCGAGGGACTTCCTAGATTGATATACAGAGCGGTTTTCAGCCTTGATTAGTTCCTCATAATAAGCATAGGCACTGATAAGTCTAGCATTATTGTTTACAAGGACATTCATCGGGTTAGCCACCACCTGCTTCATTACCTTAGCAAGGGTTTGCTTAACAATCTCATCCTGTGCCGAGAATTCATTAGACTGCAATCCGTTATATACATGCGTAAATGTAGTATGCAGCGATTCAAAATACTTGTTTTCAAGCACCTTTTGTTTCTGCACCTCGTTGTTAAGCGTATTCTGCGTACGCTCCTGCTTTTCAATAGTCCCTTTAGGACCACTGTAAGCACCGATGTCATTGTAGCTTTCGGCAAAAGCCATCAAGCCATCAAAGTATGACTTTACCGCATTCAAGTTAAGATACTCTCCATTGTACTTAAATGGAGATGTAACACCAGGCTCGCATGCAAAGAGCTTACCAACCGTACCATTTTCGTACGTCTTTTTGATTTTCTGTTCCAAGTCAGCAAAATTGATATTGGCCTTACGAGCAATCTGGTCACGCAGGCCATGCTTGTTGTAATGCGATTCCAACATTTGAAGTTCATTCGCCCACAACTCACGAACAGTCTTCGTATCCAACCGAGCAATGCCGTTAGAATCAGTACCATAATCAATGGAGAGACATGATTTCGGCACAGACTTGTACAGCCTGTACATCATAGCATTTATGCCCTCAGCTCCGAATGCCGTATTCAGTTTTGTCATACTCTGGTTTGTATTATCTTCTGTACCATACAGGCAGAAGTCAATAAGGGCATTGCCAGCATCATTAAACCATTTTGCTGCCTTCCTATCAAACGGGACATACGGCACCTTTTGGGCAGCCTCATCAAGAGACACCCCATTCAAGTCATTGACAATCGCATTGGCGTTCTGTGCAACAATATCGGCAACACGAGACACATAATCTGGGTCATTATCAATCTTTTCCTGAATAGCTGAATACAGGTCGGCATCTCGTTTAGCAACATTCACTTTGAACTTATTAAGCTCCATGTCTGCATCGTCGCCAGACGCAGCATTTTGAAGTTGTGCCACAGCGTCCATCTTCATCTGCCAGTCCTTTTCGAAGTTCTGGTTAAATGCCGATGCAAGGTTCTCACGGTTACAGCTGCTGTTTAGACCATTGTTCTCGAAAGCGGCACTGGTAGCATATCTCATCATCAAGCTTCCCATTGCTGGTATGAGCTTTTTATCGGTATCGTCATATGCTCCATTTTTAACAAAGTCGTACAAGCATTTCTTGACCGAAGGTTCCAATTCGTCAGAAACCGCACCGTTATCGTTAGTAAACGCTTCCATTCGGATAGAGTTGTCACTCAAATCAGGTTCCGTAGCAACAGCCTTGTCAGCCACTGCCCAGAACTTGTTAACAAAGTCCTTAAAGCTAGTATACTCAATTCTTTGTACCGCAGGGATGATGTTGAGCGAAATCAGGTTGTTAGCGCTCATTTCGTGCAACTTGCGCACTATACCGTTTTTCAACCTACGGCCATCTTCCAACGTCAGGGTTCTGGCATCGGCACCACCAAAAAGTTTCTCGTAGGCTTCATCGAACGCCTTGCGTATCGCTTTGCCATTCTCATTGCCAATTCCTTCACCACCAACTTCGGCATTGGATTCAGCGTCGAAGTTTGCTTCGCCTTCATCGTCCGTCGAATAGGTTAGCGCATCCTCGGAATATTTTCCAGCGTCAAACCGTGTTGCGTCACCTTCCAATCTACGATTACGAAGACGCTCGTCAACGTCATCTTCGTCAGCAAACTCAGAGGACGTTCCATTAAGGGCGGCGTCCGCTCTCAATACGTTGCGGAAATTCCAGTCGGTCAGGTCCCACTTACTAGATGGAGAAACTACTTTAAGGATATTGATTACATCCCACTCACTGTAATCATCAACCGTTTTATCAAGGTTGTACATATCGCTCAAATGGCGAATGAGAGTGCCACCTACACTAGAAGTGGATTCGAAAGCAAATTTGCCGCTTTGCTTGTCGTAAGATTCAACAGACATGCCTACACCGCCCAAGAACGGCTGAATGATTTCATGTTGCTCAGTCGGGTCTTGGAACTCATTGGATATCACGGTTTGGAGTACACGAATTGCACCCTTCCTACCAGCCATGCCCTCCACTGGGCCTGGGTTCCAATCCTGTTTGTCTTCCTTCATGTGTATCAATGCTTCCAACACCTTGGCATAAGATTTGTTCGCATCATCTGTGTCGAATTTAACTCTACCGACCTTGCGATACTTCACTACGGCAGTACCATATTTACCAATCGGAGAGTTCATCAAATCAGATACACTCGAATACCTCATGGTCTTTCCATCACGCACCAAACCCATGCAATATGTATTCGGGTTCTCGGTACGGACAATCGTATCATCGTCATTCTCCTGCATAGCAACAAAAGCGATACCACGAGGAATAGTAATGAAATAGGTATGACCCTTCGTCGAGACCTTACGGGAAATGACGTTTTCAAAATCAGTATTGTCAAGCGTATCGTAAATACCGCTAGTAATAGCCATATCATGATGTTTACCATCAAAGGTATCATACACTATTCTCGACGGAGCCGATGGATTGAGTGCTTTAACCACTCTCCAGAACTTGGCGATAAACTCCCTAGCACTACCGTACCTTAGTCTTTGAATATTAGGAATAACATTGACGGTGAGCTCGTTGTTCGCATCCAATGCTTTCAACTTGCTTATGATACGGTCTTTCAACTTGGTGGCAGATTTCAATTTCAAGTTTTTAGCGTTAGCATTGCCAAACAGCTCATTGTATGCCTCTTCAAAAGCATTACTTATCGCCTTGACATTCTCATCACTAAGTCTTTCCCCACCAACTTCGGCATCTGGGTCCTTAACTACATCACCTTCGCCAATAACCATATCCTTGTTTGACTCGGCAATCATATCATAGCCAGTCATTTCACGGTCGGTGTTAGCTTGCCTCAATGATTCACCCTTTGCAACAGGGACTACCTGTACATACCGCTTATCCGAATTTTGCTCTGGCGGTTTTGCAAGGAGCAACTCGTCCAATGAGCTTTCACCTGTATCAGACACCCAGCTACTGCCCCACTTCTTGAAGATATTGTTAAGGCCAGCACCAAGGCACCCCTGAATAACATTCGGGTCGTTCAATACAGCGATAAGGTCTTTTGAGGTAATGTCCAGAATCTTATTATCACCGTCACCTTCAAGGTCAGTCAAACGGTCAGCAATGCTATCATACCCACAATTTTTCAGCACATTTCTGAAGGCATCCGCTGTCGATGGGGTCAATGCCAACACGTCAATCGTAAACTGCGGATATATGTAGATTTCAGACAAATTCGAGCTGTTAATTCTGGACGGGTCTATCGTCCTCAAACTACGCTGACGTAGGTTATAATAAGAATGCTTGTTGGTCAAGCTTCCAATAGAGCTAGCTGGCAACCTATCTGCCGCATTCTTTGCGATAGTATGTGCAGGCATGTCCAGCAACTCGTGCATTTTAACCGTCTGGTTATCGGCGTCAGTTGCTTCACCTTTAATCTTTCTGGAATTTTCGAACATGTGGAACATGTACCCAATATATGCAGCATACAGTAAGCCATCCCTAGAAAGACTAGCACCCCTTCGCACAAACTTGTAGATTGTCTCCAGATGCTCTTCGGTCACGTCAAGGTATTTTTCATGTGTATCACGAATAGCCCTGTCATTATCTAGCGGCCTGACATGAGCCTTTCCACGTTCATCGAACGTCGTTTCTGTACTGCTCAATGCGGTCTTGCCCAATTCAGTGCCCATAAGCATATTGAACCACTTGAACACTTGCGGGCCGTCGTTTAATTTAGAAAGCACAGGATATCTAGCCTGATATTTATCCAGTGAGTTAGCATCCTCTTGCGAGAAGAACATGCTTTCGTCAGTCTTTTCCGTCAGAAGACCTTTAGCAAGGTCCTGCAAGAATTTACGATGATAATCCTTGTTGTCGTTTTTATAGTATTCCTGCAATGCCCATTCAAACGTGATGGGTTCATTCTTGGCTACCTTATCCTTAATAACTTGCGTATCAATGTTCTGAACACCGTCCATCGGAAACACGCACTTTTTCAGCCTATCAAAGTCAACGTTTGCCTCACGAATGATGGCCTTGTCGTTCGCTGTCATCGCTTCGAGCATGATTTTCTGCATATTCATACTAAAATCCCTATGATGGAATCATTTTCACATATAGTTTATATAACGACATTAAAACCTATATCAAAAAAGCGGGAAATCTTCCCGCTTTATATAATCTATTCTATCTGACCGCCATTCACGGTTCGAGACGCACCAGCTCTGGAGTACGGTATACATTACGGAATGGCAGGTTATGCTCTCGTATCATATCAATATACGTTTGCAATGCTTCCTGATAGTCCTGATGAGACTCGCAATCTCCGCCAACCCGCCCGTTAAGCGTAGTTTCACGGGTGATACCAACCCTATATTTCAAGTGTTCACATACTAACCCAAGATACTGGTCTTCGCTCCCCCATCTGGTAAACCGAGGTTCAAACAAAAACCCGTTGTTGAACGCAAGTATTTCAAGAATAGCCGATACCCTCATGATAAACCCACAAGAGTAAAACGGATTGCACAGCGTTCCCGTATCAACTATGGTAGCACCTTCTGGCTGCACCTCGATTTTCTCATGACGTGTATCATCCTCGCATGAATACAGCATACATTGGATGTTATGCCTTTCCATTAGACGCAAGACCTTTTCGGGATTGTATATGGTCGGGAAACGGTCACCATCAAAGAACTCCACGTAGTCATCAAAGTTTGGATTAAAAGTGTCCAGCACCTTTTTCAAACCAGCATTCCTATTGGCTCCCCTGTTCCCCGCTACTAGCATACACACATGGGAACATCCATGTGAGTTGCATTCGTTTATATCTTCCTGCGTCGGCGCATCAAAGACAAACACGGTAGAACACCCGCTAGGAAACTTGCGGATGTTCTCGGTTTGGTTATGTGAAAGAACTATTCTGTAAATCATTAGTAAGCCATCACGAAAATATCGCTTCCTACCTTTACAAAATACACTTTTGCTGCCGCTATCACAGGAGGCTGTATTCCCGTACTCGTTCCAGGTCCAAAACCAAATCCATTACCGTCCGATGGCACAGGATTGAATCTAGGATAGAGAATATAGTTGACAGTTTTCGTATTATCCGCCCAACGCTTTGCGGTAACACTTGTTCCATCTTCTTTATAGAAAGCCAAGCCAAAGTGTGAGCCAAACTTACTCGGTGCACCCATAGTTCCATAAGCCTCAGTACCAGCAGTTGAGCCAGTCTCAGAGTCAGATAGTTTAGCTATGGACCTGACATTGATTGTCACCTCATACACCAATCCTTCAACAAGAGCATCTGTAACTACAACCATTGTTGACAGAGCATTGTTACCAGTAGCAATAGTGCCCTTAGTACCATTGAAGATTTCCCTTACATACGGTGTTGTCGCTTCGTCATCGTCAAACGTGGCGTAGGCCTTGATAGAATACCACGTATTCCACACGATATGATTAGTTCCATACGGCCTTAATCCATAAGGCACGTCACCTCCATTACTAGGGGTCTTGAACAGAGGAATATTTGCATCATTACCGAACGTAGTAAACTGACCATTTTGGAATAATGAATATCTTATACTGGTTGCAGTTGCCACTTTTTCCGCACTGTATGTTGCGAATTGCCTACCTGATTTATACGGAATCATCACACCGTCATCTTGGAACACGATGATGTCGGAACTACCACCAGAAGCACCACCACCAGATGCCCAAGCCACTGTCGCCACATTGTCTTCAACACCGACAACAGACAGCACGTCACCTACTGACGGAGCCTTGCCCGAACGTACACCCTTATTACCAAGAACCATCTTGTTCATGTACAATCCAAGACCACCCATCGACCAAATCATCGGATAGTTGTGGTGGTTATTTGCTATAAACGAACCGAACTCAGAAATGTACGAACTAGCAGAAGATTCTCCAACATTTGTTCCATCAAGTCCACCCAAGATGATGTGGTTAGCTAACGAAGTTCCCGACGGAAGTTTCAGCGAACCATAGATGTGAGTGTTCCTAATGTAGTTAGACGACAATGTTATCGCCTGTCCAACCAGTGTTGCGTAGTGCATCTGTGAACTTGCAAGATAATGCATCGTTCCCGATTCATACACATAAGAAGCATCACACTTCGTAAGAATCGAATGAGACAATTTCATCACGCCAAAATCAAACTTATGCGGAGTTCCGCTTTGCTCAATCAGCGACACAAGGCAATCTGCCATAGAAATATCGCAGAAGTTAACGCCTGTATTGTAGAAATTCTCCGAAGCAACGTCACTGCTTACATAGTCACTTGCAAGACTGGAATCACACAGGGCAATTCTACTATGGTTAATACATAGAGAATCCAATGTCTTACCATTATACCAATAGTCATGCTTTTTGGCGTCGCCGTATGCAAATATGTCTGAATACGTCACACGGGTGTGAACGATACCCACATCACCATCACCAGCAGCAAGATGGCTAAAGTCAATCTGGCTTTGTGTGTTCTCGTTTCCTGATTTATCCCAGAAATGAACACGCCTTCCTAAAATGTCGCTATAATGGATGTTTACGCTCTTGGCATAATCCATTGACGACGGAAGCGTGTCCACGTGGTCGTCGGTAAATATTCCTCGGCTCATGTATATCGATGGAAGATGGTGAGTCCTATACGTAATCACATCCGAGAATCTCGGTCCTACAACATCCGAGTATTGTCCAATAAATCGAGAACAATAGATTTCTTTTACATCGCATTCATCTGCTAGGATACTTGCTTGGTATGCACGTTCAACTATACTGTCCTCAGCAAAAATTGCAGCAGTTGCTCCACCCTTGATATGAGTATTTTCAGAACCAACCAGCATACGGCATGCTGGATTGGGCCATGAAGACTCCATTTCAAGAATGTTATTGCTACCAAACACGGTCGAGAATACAGCACCCGATATTTCATTGCTATATCCATTCAATATAGCGTTATGAGATGAGTCCTTTACCTTATTGTACATTCCGCCAAATATGCTGTTGTACTTGGCAGAAGCAAGAATGACACTTTTCTCGCCAGCATTGAAGTTATGGTCGCCCTCAGTAATGCTTCCTTCCATAAGAGAATATGAGTCATATCCAAGCTTATACTTGGAAATGCCATCAGATACCTTCGTTGCATCACATACACAGAGTATTGCCACATAACTCAATGCAGCTTCACCTGGGAGGTTCTTACTAACAATTTCAAACGATGTTCCATCAAACTTAACTACATGAAGGTCGTCATTTGCAATAGCCAAGTAGATTACAGAGCTGGTTCCCGTATACACAGTCGGTCTTATTGCACCTTGTGACGTATATAATCCACTCAGAGGATAAACCTCACCTGTTCCGCCACTTACTCCCCATTTTGCTGCAGACCTAATCTCAGCGATTTTTTCTTGTTCCTTCTCACTATCAGAAATAATGCTAGTCCAGTCTTCAGTTGTCGGTATTCTCCATCCAGTTGATTTCAAGTGTTTGTTTATGTTACTAAACACCGTAGTGTTGAGCTTATACATCTGAATTTTTGGAAGACTCAATGTTGTAGTTCTTTCACATGTGTAATCATAGTTACGCTCATCATCCGAGCCCACATTATAATAAACGGTGTATACCCGCTTAGTTTCATAGTTTTCAAAATCACGGTTGATTTCAGCATTAAGCCAATCAACGTCGATTATCCCTTGCGGCAAGCCTGGTATTACTGTTGGAGGTGTCGTACTACTATCTGTCGTCGTCACTCCAGATTCAGTCTTTACTACCTCTACGTGTGGCAAATTAGGGTATAGGGACCCGTTACCAACATAATCCGTAACATAAGCTGTAATGCGCTTAAATTCATTTGTATCGGCATCATCAGGATAATCCCATGCAATGCTAGTTGCTGGGCTGCTCGGTTCAACAAATGAGTACAATTCATAGTACAAACTCGCACGAAGCCACAATTTACCAAATCGAGTAGCTTTTCCATTAGCGACACTGCCGCTTGGAACCATATTTAAATAGGTTCTTTCATACGACGTGTCTTCATCAAACGTGGCATCCTCGTAGTCAACCGCATAACGTCCGTCTGTAAACATTCCGTAAAATGCGGAATATACATTGTCTGTACCCGATATGGACTTCCTTGCAGCAATTCCACTACCAAGAGTAGTAGTAGGATATCCTACTGAACCAGTATCTGGCCTAATGTCAGAATATTGAGGTTCAACAGATTTTCCTTCTTCCTGAGCCAACCTGTTCCTGACAGAGTTGGAGTTATAATCCTTGGCATCGACCAAGTTCCTGAGGCCAACAACAGACTTTGAATTCTGCTGGATAGCTTCCTGCTTCGGGCAGCAACCCTGCTTGGCATTCTTCTGGTTACGGAGATAACCCATTTCAATCTGCATGTTGACAAGTGCTTCCGCCATAGAAGCGTTTGCAAGCAACTGGTTCTTGTACCAGTCGATAGCGTCATCCTCGTAGAGGTTGTAGAACACAGCGCTTTCACGGATTACAGAAGAATCCTCGACAGCAGCAGAAAGGTCGATGAAAACATCAGACTGGAATTCAGACAAGCCTTCGCCAGAGTCGCTCAACGTGACAGGGGAATCCCATTCACATACGGCAAACAGCACAGGTTCGGCCTCGGTATCAATCTGGTACTGAGCCTTCATTTCAGAGCTGTCATCAGAGCATCCGTACTGCCTCATCGGGACAGCATAAATACCTATTCGGTTGAATTTAAACGATACTTGCTTGGTGTTGAACAGTTGATGTTCTTCTTGTGTTGCCTCTGGATTCAGCGTTGCAACATTTTCCTCATCAGCCATTTCAACGTCTTTGAAATAAGCACCATCCTCGGCATTACCGTTAAGTTTCAACTGTACTTTAAGCTTAATTCCAGTAGCATACTCGTTGTCGGCAGTCTTTGCCGTGCTAGTCACAGAGTAGTCGCTAATCGGGAAATACTTCGTGACCTTGGCCATGTTGCGGCAACCAGTGTTTTCGTCATACAGGAGGCCAGAAGCGTTAACTGGGGCACAATACTTGTTAAAGTTGGAAATGGAAAGCACTTTCCAATACTGCCTGCAGAATTGGTTGTAATCCATAGTCGGGTCATCATTCTGCGTATACGTGTTTACAGAAGGGAACCAACCATCGAAGTCCACACCTTCGCCAGTAATATCGGTCAAAGCGTACGCATAACCCTGCTCACCGCCTTCATCGATTTCATCAGGAAGACCATTCTTGTAGCCTTCGTAGTTACGAAAGTCTGCGGAAACCCTTGGAATCGTCAGGTCGCTTGAATCCTTGTCAACTGGATAGAAGTTTTCAATACGGTCATTACCCGTACCGAGGAAAATGTTCATGCCATTGGTAGACCATCCTTCTCCCGCAGCAAGTACGCCTGTGTACAGTAGGGGAGCAGGAAGAGGAATCTTAGACTTTGCATAGTCAATACTGTTGTCATCACGAGACTCATTGACCTTGACACCTGGGTAAACACATGCACCCTTCAAGCCGTTCTTTCCATCAACGAATGTAACGAGGTTGTTTCGTCCGTCCTCGTCAAGCACATATCGGTAGTTCTTCTTGATATTGCTGTCGTAGTTTACAGCCTTGAACTTGTCGCTTGCCTTAGTAGTCTGGTAACCGTCGCCATTCATGTCGCCTTGGAAGATGTTGTAGATGATATCTCCCTCTTCCGTAAGCTTCGTCATGTTAGGGCCTAGCTTTTCGCCAATCTCGTCCTGCAATTCATCAGGCACGAACGCCAGAGCGTACCAGCCAATCCACCAATGCTGGCCTGTTGCCTTAGATGAAGAAGCCAATAGTTCAAGTCCCTTATGAGTTATCTGTGTTTTCGCTGCCATATCGATAGTCTCTGAAATACATCAATAGTTTATAATGTGTCACAGGCACCATTTCGTGCCTATTATAAACTATATTCAGAATTAATCGAGGATTATTCATGACCAACCGAACCAAGATATTCACTGAATCCGTGTCCCAGCTCGGGGTAGGGAAACCTGAACTAGAAGCCTTGACACGACTGTTCAAGGTCTGTCTCGAAAGCGCCCTAGAAGAAGATGACGAGGAAGACTATAGCGAAGACGGATTCATTCGGAACGCATTTGACAGCGACGAAGACAATACAGATGCAACTACCCTCATTAGTGCAACCTCATTCGGAAAGGAAGACCTGCCCGACGACATATCCAAAGAGGAAACAAGTCCTTTCGACTATCCTCTTGACTGGGAAAATAACGACAATGTAGACGACGATGACAATGACAACACCCCAATAGAAGCATTCAATGCTACGGCAGGAACAAATCTAACCAAAGCCTATACACTGCTTGCACCAAAATTACTAGCCAAAGGATGTTGTAACGCAATTAACATAGATAACCTTCACGAATTTATTAATTGGCTTATCTATGTATTCGAAAATAAATTCGACTCCGACACTGCCCTAAATATTTTTACACAAGACACAAAGTACGATGCCAACCGCATGGATAAGGTCATCAACGTCATCGATAACGGCAAAAAGACAGCACAACTTTTATCAGAAATCAATACTACACTCAAAGACGCTCTTGTGAACGCAACGCTTAATAACCGTAAGGCCATATCCAATGCAGCAGGTCAAATCAACGATTACATTGTGAAGAGATTTGACCACGCAGCATCAGACAGCCAGATGACAGCCGAACAGCGTGACCCAAACGTAATCACAAAATGGGATGGAGTAGGCTTCGTCGATATTGATAGAGACGTTGACCATATTGACCCTAATGAAGCTCCAGCAAGCCAAGCGGAGATTTCCAGTAAACTCGACAAAAATAAAACTGCTAACCAATCAGACCCAGCAATGTTCAAAGAAGATTCCGATATAGACGAGATAGATAAGGCACTAAATGCCTTCATCAGCGTCATACCGACCACTGGTCTTAACACTGCTGAGGCAGACGCATTTAATAAACCTCTCGACAAAGCCTTGATAAACACGGCAAAAGATATGGCAGAAAAACGTGCCAGCTTAATGAAAACCCATGCAGGTAACATTGTCGATTCGTCCGTATTGAACTACGATGACGATGACCTATAAGGAATATTTCCTATTGATAAAAATGCCGAACATTGTTCGGCATTTTCTTTATTCAAATGTTACAGTCATCTTTGGCAGCGATGGGCGCCCATCCAAATCGCTTGCATTGATTACTGGAATTGTATCATCCTTGGCCTCAGCCCTGATGTGTGCAATAAGCTTCTTCACCATAGACTTCTGGTAAGCAGAGTACGAACCAATCTTGGAGAACGGGTTCTCGGATGCAACAAGCACAATGGACACAGCGTTCTTGTTTGCCGCCTCGTCGTTGTATTCGACACCGCTAGCATAATAGGCATCTTGGTCCAACTGAACGAATTGCAGGAAGCCTGAGTTGTTAAGGATGCCTGTCGGAGATTCAGATGCTATTTCAGTGTCACCTTCTATCTGTCCAACAAGGTAATGGGCACTTGACTGAGAACCTTCCTTCATGAACTCGTCCATCATTTCTGGGAACGTCTTGGAATCGCTTATGCCAATGATAATCTTGTCAATCTTCTTATCGAATCTCGAAATGTAGTTACGTGTCAGGGACAACTCGACTTCATCAACCTTCTTTCCATTTGCATCATGGATTGGAAGGAATGTAGCACTCGGGTCACCCTCGACGATTACAGACGGTTCGCTTGTCTTGTTATCAGCAGTCGGGTTATTGTAGGCTTCGATTGTCTTTGCGGACACATGAGGAATCGTCAGATACTCGCTTCCCTGATTCAGAACACCCTTTCCAACAGGCATCGCTGTGAAAATGTCGATTGAAGCCTCTGTCAATACGGCATGTTCAGCCACGCCTTCGTTATTGTTCGCCCCAGTTCCAGCATTGGTGTAAGCCTTGTCACTACTAAACAGTATCTTGCTTTCGCCATCCCATACGATATGCCCACCGTTCGGACAATCTATCGTACTCATCTGTTTCGCCCTATCGTAGTACCGCATAAACCCGTCACCACCGAGGTTGTAAACAGCGACATTCGGATAAGAGTTCTTAGCCGTGTAATGGTAGTCCAAAAAGCCATCCTTTGATGGGGACACAGCAACATACCTTCCCTGCCGTATATCCCCGTCGATGAAGTACACTTTCAGGTAATACCCCTTTTCTGGAACAGCATTCAGGCAGGTCATGTCTGGGCGTACGAAATACTGAGCATCGTCGTCAATCTCGTCAGTTTCACCAATGATTCTAGCCTGCACACCACCCCTCAGTTCGGGGTCAACCTTATTCGTCACGACCAAGGCATCGTACAGAAAATTTTCTCTCATTTGTCCCATATACTACCACACATCTCTGTTTCTTCGGTTTCATCAATGTTGTAGTTCATGTTCACGTCAGTCTTTCCCGTGTTCACAAACGATACCTTATTAACATATATTTTCCCGTGCGGGAGGTCTAGGTACTTGATGAAATCGTCGAACACAACCTGTATCGGCTTGAAACACTTGATGTTCTTTATCAGGGTGCTAACCTTTTCATCACCGACAACTCCGTTATCGAAGTTGGCATCGCTGCGGAACTTTACCTTTACGTGCGGTGTCGGGACCCATTTGCTTATCTTGCCCTGTTCATAGTCCGAATTTTCACGGATACGAACTTGGTCTTCCTCGATAAGCTCATCATACGGGCGGTCAACATCAGTCCACATCGTGATGACCTCGGCGACAAGGCCGAATGTTTCCATCAGCATTTCAAGGCCAGGTTTGGTTCCACCCAACGTGTAATACTGAGGAAGGTTGGACACGGTTTCCCTAACCGCCTTCTCACGGGCTTCCCTCGTGGCGTACATGCGGTTGGCATCGACATCGTTCTTTGCGTCGGTTATGTCATATCCCATGAATCTTGCCAGATAACCGATAAGGTCATAGTCAATTACATTGGCATCACGCAGATAGATGAGTCGTTCCAGTTTTTCAACAAGAGGATACTTCATGTCAGGTATTCCCTTGAACTTTTCGTCCATGTCGTATCTAGGAGCAACAGACGCATAGTCGTGCTTCGAGTTGAACTGAGGCATCGGCTGTTCGGTCGAATCAATGTTTTCTACATACGGGCTGGAGAAGTTGTAGCTCCTTATATGGAACGGCATAATGTATGAGGAAATACCGTTGTCGATATCCTCTCCCATCATACGCTCGACTTCTGGATATGTATATGGATGATACACATACTCGTCAATCATCTCATCGACGGTAGCACTGTCCCACTCGTTGTTGTGATACCTGTCCACATCCAGCTTCTTGATTTTCATGATGCGCTTTTCGGAACAAGGCGTCCATAGGCCCTTCTTGACAATATACCGTTTCGGCATGTCGTCATGGAGATTGTCGTAGGCAAACACAATGTCGCCTTCTTCAAATTCGTACTCACCATCAATACAATTCAGGTACTGCTTGTATAGCCCAAGAGGTTCCACATTGTCAATATGGTTCTGCTCTGGGATGTACACACCCTTGAACACATATCCCCCAAGCACGTCGATTGGACTAAGCGTCTTGTCGGCAAACTTGTAACGGAAAGCCTTTTCGCTTATCACCTTCAACACTTCGGCATTGTAGTATTCATCATCTTTGTAGATAACAATCTTCGTGCCTTCCTTGTAACCATGCGGTATCTCAGTTTCAACGTAATCCAATGTAACATTACCAGCGATTTTATCTACAATCGCCGTGCCATACTTGAAGATTTCATACACGGATTTACGGTTCACCGTCACTTCGCTTACAAGATACTTGAACCATTTTCCTTCATTACATGTCATCTTGCAGTTGTTGACTGCACGGCCAGCAGATTCTGGAATGCTGTTCGGAACAACCTTGTAAGTGAACATACGAGGTGTCACGACCGTATCTACAACGAAACGGCCATCAAATTCCAGCGGATAAACCTGCCCGATGTACACACAGCTCTTCTTAGGAACCAAGTCCATCCTGTCATGCACAACGACCGTGACCGTATCGTAACCGTCGAATGTTATCGATTCAATCAAGTTGTCATCACCCTTTGCACTCGACGGGTTGGTTGAACTTATGTCCATGATATTCTGATGACTATACAGATAGAACGGAGTCTCGATGGTATCACCAGAGAGTTCAACCCAATCCATGATACCAACCTTGTAAAACGTTCCGTCAACATTCAGCACATCGCCGTCTTCAGGAGAAACCATAGAATATGAGTTTTCCAACGGATTGCTAGAACTGGTTGAGTCAGCCTCATAATGCAACCACGAGCTACCACCAAGCGGCACATGCACAGCATCCAACTTGATGCCATACACATAGTCATCAACTACGACATCAACCTTATGCTTGCTTCCAAGCACGGAGTCAATCCATCCAGCGTTTTCCACATTGGTCGGGGCATTCAGCACACTCACCTTCGTATAGATTGAGTAACCGTGCGGATATGCAGTGTGTATGTACAGATAGCCACCCTTGTACTTTGTTCCTTCTTGGTCATTGAGGTAGTAGTCTATCCTAGTTATCGGATTGTAAATGTCACGATATCCCGTTATCTTCGCAGTTCCCGTTGAAGATACGTTCGATTCGTCATAATCAGAATGCCTGATGTAAGTAAATTCATTCTCGTCAACCACAGTAATGGTATCGAACTCATTTACTGGCGTATTGAAGTCAAACATTTCATACGGGCTAGCTGCACCAGTTATCCTCACTTTCGCATTGTCTGGAAGGTTATGCTTTGTCGCCTTCACTCGCACAACATAAGTGCCAGCGTCGGTTGCATCTGCTGTCAAGTTCTCGGCAGTTACCTCAAGTGTATTGGAAAGTCCTTTCAGGGTAATTCCTTCACCTGGAATGGTTTTGGCAACAGAGTAGTTTTCCATGTTCTTCAACACGATGTCATTTTCATCGTATGTCGTGTAGAACTCGCAGAAACCCGTCCTAGCCTTTCCAGACGTATTGTACGTTGCCATGTTCAACAGGAAGTCCCTATCCTTCCAACCGAAGATAAGCCTATTGTCGTCCGCCTTTTCAATGAACAGCCTGTTCACGACATCGTTCAGCTTATCGTACTGTCCAACATCGACAGACTCACCATAATCAAGCTGAGATGTGCGGAATATTCCTTGCATGTACTCGTTGTAGATTGGTTTCCTTGCAATGTCAGCAACAGTGTACATATAAGGCACAACAGCGCCATTCTCCTTCAATTCGCTTTCAGTTTCCGAACCAGAAATAGGTTTCACTACACGATACACAGACTTTGTCTCAGGCCAGTAAAGCAACGTACCCGTATTGTAACCATGACCATTGACATATTTTACAATACGCACTACAACATCATATTCATCCTTGTACGCACACTTCAATAAATAGGAACCATCAGACGGGACCCAGTAATCTGCGGTGAAGATGTCATCATAGCGATACTTGCATTTAGCCTCATGTGCAGTTGCATCAACTTCGCCAAGAACCGCCCTCGACTTGTCATCTGGACCCTTCAAGAATGTAATCTCAAAGCATCCTTTATCAGTAATCACAGGGATGTCCTTGTCAAACCATACGTGATACTTAGCGCCTGCAGGGTCCATCAATGTAGCTTTCTGAATTGTATACAAGCCGCTTATCGCCGTTCGAGTAAGACCATTTGTGCCAAGTTCAATCTTACTCAGTAGGCAAAAATCTCCCACGTCAGGGCTCACGTCACTGTACATTATCATATCGCTGTAATCAGGGTCATTCGTATATGTTCCCATAGCGGCATCCATTGCGTACACATCAACCACGAGGGATTTTGCGTCGTCAATAGTTACAATGCTTCCTAGCGAAGGGAATTTCACCTGGGCGTTACCTTTCAGTTTCCTAAAATACGAACGACCAGCAGATACGGAATAACTTGCCAACGGATTGTCGAACACATCATCAAACGCCTCCTTCCAATCAGCTGATTCAGAACCATTGTAGCGATATTCGAAATAATAGTGTCCACCAGCCTCGATTGCAATGCTCTCTGGGATATCAACAAAATTCTTTGGCTTAACATTGATGTATCTGCTCGAATCGTTAGGGTCTTCAACAAAGCTGTACATATTCTCGAAACGAAGCTCACCAATCTTTTTGTTGGCCCGAGTCGTGTACGGATATACAGTATCACCGTCCTTTACCTTGTCGTCATTAACGGAAGCATCATGGTCCCATATAATTTTCGATGTTACCTTAGAATAGTCGTAACCAAGTCGAGAATACGACAAAGCATACTTGTACAGCCTGTTCGGCATAGTCATGTATTTTACACGAGACATGCCAGGGTTCAGGTCTATCGCCTGCCTGAACCTTATCTTCAATACATTTCCGCACGGTTCAGTTTCGAGCGTGTACGAACCCGCAAGAGTCACATCATGAATATCACTCGTGCCGATAACCTCGTTGCTTTCAATCATGAACGTGTCGCCAGCATTGAGGTTAACCACAGTGGATAGAGTCAGATAACCGAGGTTAGAACGTGACGGGTTCTGCTCGTTTGGGATAAACTCAATCTTTTCAATCCTGTATTCTTGATAGATGTATGAATCTTCCCCATTGAGGAACTCATACAAGTCCTTGAAGTAGAATATTCCTGTCGGGGTATCTCCATTCCAATTAAAGATAGGAGAATGGGTTGCATTGTCCACGCACACGAAAGAAGTCGTGTCGTTAAGGTATGTGTACAAATCGACATCTATCGTATCAGAGCCAATTTCCTCCCTGTATTTCGACGGGGCATTCTCCACTTCGTTAATCGTTACATCGAACTTGATGCTGTAAACATTGGAGTTGTTAATCTGTCCTACAAATGAAACTATCGGCTCACTGACATCCTTCGGAATGAACTTAATCACACGAGGGGCGCCGTTAATCATCGCATTGAGCGTATTCTTGAACGGGTCCTGAGAAGTTCTCATCGGGTCGAGAACCAACAGGTTATCAGCCTTGTTGATATAATACGGATAAACGCTATTATCCTTGTACTGGATATAGATTACGTCACCGTCGTTCGACGGGTCGTTCGGCATCCTGTTCTTGAACACATCCAGCGGGATGGTTTCACTGAACTCGCCTTCATAGTAAATGTTGTTCTTGATGTATGTCAGAGCATCTGTCGTGTTGTACGTTGCATTCGTTCTAGGCAATGACAAGTAGTACACATAAAGATTGTTATTGTCGCAGGCAGTAAGCTTTTTCACGAGCTCATCAATACGGTTCTTCATATTCTTAGCCGTACTCTCGGTCGCAAAAAAGTTGAACGTAAACCGTGTAGAATCTTCAAGGTTCCTGTAAGCGTTGTTCAGGTAGTCACTGAACAGCTGCATGAGGGTAACAACGTCCTCTTCTTCCTTCAAGAAGTCTGGGACGTAGTTCATGAAATCTACAAAGCGGAATAGTCCGCCATCATTTACTGCAATAGGATTCTTTGCCATTTTCGCCCCTTAGATTTCCCTGTCATAGGAAATCGTGATGTCCTCGGGATGTATCTCGCACTGAACAATTTCGTTGTCCATAGAATAGTTCGTGATGTTTCCGTCCTTGTCGATAAGGCTCTTTGCAACCTTGTACAGGAGGATGTTACGGACAAGCTTCACATATTCCAATCCGTAGCGGATGTAATCGTACATGAAGTTTCCGTTCTGTTCATTCATCAAGGTGATAACGTCTGTGTCGATGAAGCCCAACTTGTTTTCCTTCGTTATCGTCCAACCCTTGATGGCATCAATTACATCGTAATACCTGTTCGCACGTTCAAGGTCGCCAGTTCCACGAGCATTCTTGTATGCGTCATAAACCGATTTGAACATGGACTGCATCAAAAGGTCCCAAATATAGGCAACAAACTTGTCTACATCATCCTCGTTGATGCCATCTCTGATGACATACTTTCCATCTACCGTCTGAGCCAGATACTGCTTGTAGTAAGCTGAAATTAGTGCAGCCGTTTTCGTCTGAGGAGGAACAGGGAATGTCAACGCTTCCGTAACGGAACTATGGCCAGGTGCATGATGGGTGTATGCAAGCGTTATATCGAATCCTTCCTTATTGATTGAACCCGATGTAATGTACTCGCTTGTCGCATCACCCATCCATGTCAACTCGGTCAAATCCAAGCCATCGTACATGTCGTTGGCCGCCTCGAATGTAACATTAACGCCAGCAACCTCAGGGAAAGTATGGATTAAGGATGCAATCCTCGACCTGTAAATTCCCGTCTTGAAATCGGTATTGTCCTTGAGATACTTGTACACCGTATATTTCAGCTTTTCCTTGATGTCGCTGAAATTGTTACCACGATACAGGATAAGTTCCAGCTTGATGTTGTAGTTATGAACGACTGGGTACACATACATGTGGTAACCAGCGCCAACCGTAATCATTCCACGACGGTTCAAAGCCCTCATGATGCTGTCAATTTCGCTACCCACCTCAACAAAGTCATACGGGGTAACCTTTGCACCGAACACAGTGTCAACATACGGAAGAGTAATGATGTCTTGGAACGACTGTCCCTTAGGCATTGCGTTAACCATAAGATTACGGTAGTATGCCTCATCCTTGTCACCATCCTTAGCCAAGGCCTGCGCTACATAGGTAACGGCAGATTCCATAGCATCCCTGAATTTGTATGCACTTGTCTTGTCAGGCATTTTCTGGTTGTCGTATTGCCAGATATACATCAAGCCATTTACCTTGAAACCAGAAAGGAAATACTCGTCAGGTGCGGTAGGATAATACTTGTCGTCCTTCAACCTGTAAAGGTCCTTGATGGCCGTAAACCTGACTTGGTTCATATACTTGATGTCAAGCGTTCCGTCAGGAAGCTTCGTATTCAGAATGTCCTCACCAAATGCCGTTGCATACTTGATGTCCGCATATCTGCTGAGGAATATCTGGTAACTCAGCTTGTTCACCAACCTGTCCAAAGTGGCATAGATTGACGGGGCGTTATTCTTGATAGAATCAATACTTTCAATATCAAGGCCTCCCCTGACATCGCTAGTCAAGGCAAAGCTCAGGTCATCCAGCTTGATATCGGACTCGTTCTCATATTCGTTACGAATATGGATGTTGGACTTGTACGGGTTAATCTTCGTGCCAACAACGTTGATGAGGTTTCCCCTTTCACCGTTGGTGTAGAAGTAATGCACCTTCACTTCGCCGTACGGAATTGCTGATTTCAAACCGTCGCCAAACCGTACCTGTACGCTACCGTCGTTTGCCGTTTCAAGCAAAACCGTATAGTTCGTCGTCGAGTTTTCACCTTCAACAAAAGCTTCAATGTCGTTTACCTTGTTCTCCAAAGCAGGGTCGATGAAACCTCTACGTGAAATTCTCCAGTAGATGTTTCCATTGATTGCATCCGTGCTATCAAAGTTATCTACAAGAGAAGCATCAGTCGTTACGCTAGTAAAGGTATTCTTCCTGCTCTCAAACTTATGGTCTTCGGCATAGTTCGGGTCATTTTCCCCGAAATAGTCGCTAAATCCACCATCGACTAGATAGAAAGTCTGGTTCTGGGTGCCGTTGGACACAAAGACAGTTTCCTTGAAGTAACCCTCGGCACAAACGCAGTTTCCTGATATCAGTTTCAAAAGGCCAGTTTCGTCAGGGTCGTTGTTTCTGTCGTATTCCCATTCAGAATCGCTGACAGCAGTAAGAATACTGCTTCCGATGCTGAATTGCGTTCCCATCGGGATGAAAATCTTAATCTTGCCATACACACCAGTCTTCTTGGTTTGTATAGCGAACGCCGCCTTTGCTGGAACAGGTCTACGGATGCTGTAACCAAGCATTCTTGCACCAGCATAGATTGCTGGCGTGTTGTAGGCAGTTTCAAGAAATGCGTTGTTGAACGAGCTTTCTCCGTAGTAAGCCATAAGGTCTGCTACGCCAGAGAAAAGTTCAATCATCATCCTTCCGTAAGACGACGTGCTGAAATCCGCAAGCTTGCCACCCTTAGCCTTAAAGATGGTCAACAAGTTATCCCTGATATCGTCATACGAGATATTAGTGTATTTTCGTGATATGTTAGTTGCCATAATAAACTGCCTTTATTTCAAAAATAGTTTATAATCTGGTACGAATTTTAGGTCATAAAAAAGACGGCGGAAATCATTCCGTCGTCTTTAAATTTATTGCAAGTTTCGTGTATTAAACGAGGCTCTGCTTGTAGCTATCGATAATAGCCTTTGCCGTATTGGCAGTGGATTCTGCCTTACGGAAGTCATTAACGATAGATTCGCACTGGGCCTTCATCTTTTCAAAACGAGCGTTGTTGTCCATGATTGGCTTCTGATTCACGGCAGGAGCACTTGCGGCAACAGATTCAGCAAGCATCTTCTGCTGACGATACTTTCCGACAATGGATTCCAACTTTACCTTTAGCTGGTTAGCACCAGTTGCCTTACGGTATGCGCCAACGATTGCCTCACACTGTGCTTTGAGTTTCTTCTGGTTTACAGACTCAGCAATCATCTTCTTGTTTGCCGCATTCACGATAGCTTCGCACTTTGCCTTTGCCTCACGGCGCTTGCACAATGCATCATAAGTGCCCATCACCGATTCGAGACGAATACGAAAATTTTTCATATCCTCGGATTCAGTCAACGGTGCGGCGTCCTTATCCTTGTCGTCTTCCTTCGGTTCATCACCATCGCCAGACGGTTCATCACCAGACGGTTCCTCGTCGCCACTTACTGGAGCGGGTGCATCGTCGCCAGACGGTTCCTCATCACCATCGCCAGTGTCGCTGCCAAGGTCTAGGTCGCTGAACGGGTCATAGTTGTCTTCACCTTCGGACGGTTCAGCAGGTGTTTCAGGTTCAGCAGGAGCTTCACCACCTTCGGCAGGAGCCTCTCCGCCCTCAGCAGGTGGTTCACTGCCAAGGTCAGTGGTTTCTCCACCTTCGACAGGAGCTGCTGGTTCGGCACCAAGTCCGTCATCAGCACCAGCTTCTGCACCAGCTTCTGGAGCAGGTTCTCCACCAAGGCCATCCAGTTCTCCAAGACCCATGTCGATATCGCCAAGACCTGCGTCACCACCATTGTCTTCCTCTGGTGTGAGATGAGTTGTGGAGTCGATTTCCGCAAGGCCTTCGTCGCCAAGGTCAGGTGCTCCTTCACCACCAATGCCAGCATCAGTACCCGCATCCACACCGCCTTCGTTATCAGCAGGGATACGGTCTTCGCCAGTCATATCAGCTGCAACGCCATCAGGCTGTGCAGGGTTGACGTTCTGCTGACTTAGACGATTGGCAGCATCGTTAATCTGCTGGCGCAGGTAACCAGATACGTCCTGAGTGGTATCATTCAGTCCCTGAATCATCAGACCACCTACGTCTATCAGTTCGTCGATATTCACATCCTTCTTATGGACGTTTTCGATATAGTCCTGGAATTGCTCCATGTAGCGGTCGCCTTCTTCCTGTGAAATCGAGTCAAAGTCTTGGTTGAAGACTGCACCAGACTGGACAGGAGCATCAACATTAACATCCATGATGGAACGAGGGTCTACAACCTCATCACCTTCTGGGGTAGTAATCATGTCAAGTCCGTCATTGTCTGGTCCATACTTGATTGGACCTTCATCCATAATTGACTCAAAAAGAGCGGGCGAAGCATCGAAAGCGAAATTTGCTTCAAGCACCGTTGGTTTTTGTTCTTTCTCGTTAGACATTTTCTTCCTCGTAAAACGATTCATTATACACATAGTTTATAGGATTTAATCAACTGTTAAAAATTAATTTTCATCATATTCTATCTTAATATCAGGGACGCAATAACCTGGCTTTGTCTTTCCATCAATTTCGAGCTGCAAATAGACGTAATCAGTCTCTCCAGCAAGCATCGGGTTGTAAATCGAACCCATCGGACGGCATATATTGTAGTTGCCGACCATGCAAATCGGGTGTACGAAAGCAGAATTACCGACATTCATCTCACATACAGCCTCGTAGGCATTTATGCAGGCGCCATGCTTCAAGGTGATTTCTGGGTCAACAAAGATTTCCTCTTGGTCGGTTCCGCCATTTAGGACAGTCACACCGTCAACCACTATGTTATTTACATCAGCTGCGTTCGGGATGCGGCAATCCTTGATGAACCTCATCGGGAAACGAGACCCGTCATGGTTGATGAAATGGTAGATTACACCTGGGGCCAGTGTCAGCATAGGCTTCCTAGCACCGTTCAAGTAATATTCAGGATGACCGTGAGGGCCGCACTTCACCTGTACATCAACCGTTTCAACCAACTTATCCGTGACCTTGCCACCTGGTTCGGCCTGAGAAGGCAGCAACGCCCAAGAGATAAAGTAACCCGTTGCAGGCGGGAACTGAGGAATATGGTAAATAATGCCCTTCGGATGTGCAAGCATAAACTTCATATCAACGGAAATTGTCAGATACTGAACATTGTTCTCCGTCACGCCACGGTCTATAACAAATTCTCTGTCATTGGTCATGTCGATTCCAGTAGCTGGGTCAAGGAACCTGATGAAATCAGCTTCCGTCGGCATGAACGTATGGTTGAAGAATGTCACCTTGACAGGAGTGCCGTCCTGCTTGTTAGGAACAGGTATCATCGGCTGACGCACACCGTTCATTACCATCACGTTTCCGTAACCATAATCCTTCCACTCGACATTGTACGAAGTGTTCGTAAGACGATAGTCGAGCATCTGACCGCTGTTTCCAGCGACGGTCAAGTAGAACGGGTGGTCTTTGCTGTAATTCCAAATATCGTTTACTGCAATGATAGACTTTGTGTTTGTCGGCTGGTGATACTCCACCGAATTTCCGATATACAGCCTAGCAGTATCTGGTTCCTCTGGGCGAGGTCCGACTGGGTACAGGCGAACATTGCTCAACTGAACATCTGGCGGGTCCTTCAACATGAACTTGAAGACACACTCGAAAGAATATGCCTTACATTCAGGGTCATCGGGCCTGTAAATGCAGTATGTTGCACAGTCGCTCGCATCATCCGACGGCTTTGTTTCGCCATTCAAGTGTTCATCGGAGTATACCGAAGGAACACAGGTGTCTATGCGTTTGAGACCAAGGCTTTCTACATGTGTACCAAAATCACCATCTTTGCCTGTGAACTTATAAATTTCCAACCTAGCGGCCATTTTAACCTCCTACATACTTTGTGAGTATTTTAACGATTGCGTCAGAAGCCTTACGTGTACATCCCAATTCTTCTGCATGGTTCTGCTCAAAAGCGTCATTATATTCCTTTGCAATGCCATACACCTTAGTCAAGTAAGGTCTAACCATTCGCATACTCATCGCTTTTTCATATTTCTGCACAACAAGATTCGTCTTCCTGAACATTACCCCAACGGCATATTTATACAATAATGTCATAATATTTTCTATGATTGCAGCCTGTCTGTTACGGCCATTTTCCAACTTGCCAAAATTGCCAGTAAAGTGATACCTTTCATTTAGGACCCCAGCCTTGACAGCAAGGTTAATCCTGAAAAACATGTCTTCTTGTGTATACGCAACGTTGATAAATTCATTTCTAACTTCTTTATCAAAGGAAGTCGGTGCCTTTTTCGCAAGCTTTTTCAACATAGACCACAGATTGTACTCGGTTTCCTTGTCATTGACTTTACCATTGAAAGCATACGCTATTCCATTCGATATCGTATTGAACGCATCGACATACTGTTGCGGTTCGATAGACGGAGAAACATCCAAATAATCACAATACTTTGAAAGATTAGCCCTTCCATTCATCACAGTATTGAATTTTTGGGAAACCTCCTCTGAAATATGTTTTACAGGCCGATTCTTAGCTTGATACTTGTCCATTAACTCTGCTGCATACGCCTCTATACGAGTCTGACGGTAATAAAGCATCCAATACCACAAAGCTTGGTTCTGCTTTACGATTTGCTCAATCGGGAAATAAGCCATATCCGCAGTGAACATAGTCTTGTAGTCAAACACGTAGTTCAAACTAATCTCAGAATTCGGAAACTCGGCACAATATTTATTGATTGCCGCATAGAACGAACCTTCCGAAGGAACCTTTTTATCATCAAACGTGGTGTCCGTAGGAGAATACCTCATGAGGCATCCGTTGAACGTATCATACACAGCCTTTGTCAATATATATGCACCAATAAGCGGGGAACGCTTCGGCTTTATCTGCACCTGTTCCTCAGGTGTTCCTGATGCGATAACTGGATTCAGTTCTTTACTGTTCAAAAACTCGATATACGGTTTCAACTTTTCCATCTTCGTGGCAAAGTCGGCATCAAACTCTATAACGTCAGTCTGAAACCTATCCTTAGGGCCAAGTTGGAACATTGAATACTTTATATTTGTAAACAGGGTTATAATGTCCTTTGGCGTTATTTTATTTACATCGACGATAGTTATGGGTTCGTTGTCTTTCTTGGCAACTTTCCCCTCTTTTATCATATTGAAAATAAACTTCTTGTACGGGTCAACCGTAACGGACAATGACATGCCCTCGATTTCAGCTGAGTTTTCCCTAATCAGTCCTATCTTACCTTGGCAATCTTTAAACACCTTATAACACGCCTCAGTGGCTCGAACCATAGGGTCATTGTGAGCATCCTCTCCAATAAACTCAGTTCCTTTACCGTACCATTCTTTAAACAGAGCCTTCACTTCGTCGGGACTCTTTGTCGTCTTCTCTGCGACATAAGGTATACCCGCTAGATATCCAGTCTTAGCAAGTTCCTGAGCCCATCGGCAATCCATTGCTTCGGCAACGCCATTCACATTGTCAACAATATGCGACAATGCGTTCATGAGTTCTTCCACTTCCACTGGGTTGCTCACCATTTCATTCGGGTCGAGTTTACCGCCCTTCAAAAGACCCTTTGCAGAGAAATAATCTTCTATACCTTCCTTTGTATAGTCGTATCCATCATCCTCAGTTTTTATCGAAGCCTTGATGGAATTTATTTTGTCTTCTGCCTGCTTTAAAACTTCATAATCTTTACTGCCTTCATCAACGGCGTTACGAACCTTGTAGTATGCTTTTTGTATGGTAGGGTCAAGGCCCTTCGTACCATTTACAAACATACGGAGCATATTTAGGTCACTAGACACATTCCGTACATCTACGTGGTTAACACGAACATAGTTGAGGTCACGTTCAATTTCGCCAAACAGGTCTATCACTGCACTGCGGCAACGGCTATCAGACTCATCTGTAAGGCGAACCCCGTCAACTGTACTTCCAAGAAAGTTCACGATGAAGTCATTTATAAACTTATCGTCAAGCTCCAAATCATCAACAGACGACGGTACACTTAGTAGCGTTTTCTCGTAAACATCGGAAACTTCGTTGTTCAAGACCTCAGTATCGTACATAGTCTTACCGTTTAGTTGTCGTCGCTACCATCTTCGTCAGGCCCTTCGCCATCATCGTCAGCCTGTTCGTCCTCGTTTTCTTTCGGTTCGTCCTCTTTGTCTTCAGGAGCATCATCATCTTCATCGTAAGAAACTCCCGTAACTGCCTCGTAAGCAACCTTGGCGTTCTCTATGATTCCACGGAGGGCATAGATGAGCTTGTCCTTATCGCTAATCATCAAGTCTTCATCTTCGTTCTTGACACCCTCGACTGCTTCCATTGCACCAGATGCGTCTGCGGCAAGGGTTCCGTCGCCACATGCACCCCCAGGGACGCTTGACATCTCTCCCCATCCGCAACCCATAGGAAATACAGGGCCGTATGCCCTTCCAGGTGTGTACGAACCAAGGAATCTACGGGAGCCAAACCCAACGGTCGGCACAAACTTAGCCGTTCCACCAGTTTTATGCTTGGTTTTACGGTGTTTTCCACCAGCTTCTGCAATCATTCTTGTATTCATAGTCAATCCAGCATTATTCTAACATAGTTTATAATATGGCGACAGGGATTCCTGCACGCAATATAAACTATTGATTGAAAAAGAGGCATAAAATGAACCCGTATACCGTACTACAAATAGAGCCAGATTGCACCGACGAACAGGTGAAAACAGCGTACCACCAGTTGGCGAAACTGTACCATCCAGACCGTTCTGGAACGGACACTTCCGACAAGATGGCTGAACTCACTGAAGCATACAGTTTGATAAAAACGGAAGAACTCCGCAAGAAATATGACCGTGAACATCAGAACAACTCCGATTTCACCCTATGGTCAAAACTGTTCGGCGAATGCAACATCTGCAAGAACTTCCACAAGAAACCTGTTGACAGGAAATTCCAGAAACGAGGAAGGAATGTCACCCGCACAATAAGGATGACGGAAGAAAAGCTGTTCCAGCCAGGTGATATCACAATCAAATATGTGCGAAAGTGCCTATGCTACAACTGTTCTGGAACGGGAGCAAACCGTTTCAGGAAATGTACGCACTGCAACGGAATTGGCAAGGTACGCACGGTCGAACGCAGGGAGGACGGCCTGCATGATGTAGTCCTTGCATGCAAATTCTGCAACGGTCGTGGGCTGGAACCGCAGGAGACATGCACGGCTTGCAACGGTACAGGGTTTATCGAAAAGGATGTCACGCTGACATTCAGACACGACGGTAAGCAAATGGATTACACTTTCGTTGGAAAAGGCCATAGCGGAAAGAACAATGGCGAAAACGGTAGCGTAATCGTCCACCTTAGAGGTAAAAAGAAATGATTTCAGGTCACTACACTGGGGAGCTAAAGACAGCAATCGACGATGCTGCGGCCCAAACCAAAGATAGAGAAGGCTCGTTCTACTCAATCCTGAACAAGTACGGTTTCTACGACATCGACGACGAAAGCAACGGTCTGACCCCGTGGCAACGAGACTCCGTTCCCGACTACAACAAGCGTCGCATGAGCGCCCTCGCTTCCGCCATATCCGACATGATACAGGATTTCCTCGGAAACGAGACTTACGGAGTGATGACCACCAAGCTAGAAGAAATCATCAACAAGCTGGATGGCTTCCTTACCTGTACAAAGTCGAAGACAGATACTTTGCAGGCGGGTATCTCTGCCAGCGGTGTCTTCGCCCCAGTAGGCGCATCTGCGGAAAGCATGTACACCGCAAACGCAGCCGCAATGGGCTTGAACCCGTATGACATCGACATTCTCCCACCTCTCCTGATTGGATTGGGAGGCCTCCCAATCAGCATGGGTTCGTGCTTCCGTAGAGGCCACTTCATGCCAGACTGGTCGTTCCTATATGACCACGAGATTAAGAAGAGTCCAAAGATTTACGATTCAGAAGGAAGCATATACATAGGTGCAGGCATTCCGCTAGACATCGGTGGAAGTACGAGGGAAATGGTCCTCAAAAAGATATTTGCCGTTGTCACAGTAGATGAAAACGGTGAGCCGCAAGGCGACGTAAAGGGCGGTATTCAGGAAGAGCAGTTCGAACTTATCATGAAGGCCTCCAACGCAGTCGTTCTCGGAAAGGGTTATAATGACCTTCCAGACGATGTGAAGAACCTCACCCTGACCGAAACCCAGATTAGGTTCTCGTTCTACCGATATGTGCAGATGGCTGTATGGGGCCCGATTACCTATCCGCAGAACTGGCCTTACTACCATTGGGGTATGCTTAGCCACAACTCATGCCCAGAAGCAGTTAAGACCGCATTGGTCAGCTACTTGAAGACATCTGGCTTCGCTTGCGATGTCAGCGGCAACTATGCAACCTCGGCATTTCTCAGCTATTGCCTGCGCACGGGAATGTATTATCATCTCGGCTACGCAAAACCGATTTCAATGGTCCCTCTCAAAGGCGACAGGTATATACTTAACGGACAGGTAACCACTGTACAGAAAAACTCTACAAGGTCGATTACGGTAGAGGGAGTTCCTCGTGACGAAAGGCTTGCCAACCAGTATTTTACGTACATTGCAGACATTCTTTCCCGACTGACTTACGGTACGAACCCAGAGTCCCTTGATATGGATATGAGAAAGCGTCGTTGCGACGAGGCAAACCTAATCTATAAATATGTCGGGTTCCGTGCCCCTGAATACGGCACAGACCTTTCCCGTATCGACACCCGCTGCAAGCGTGTCAACATGATTTCCAGAAACCTGAAAGGACTCTTCAATGCAAGGATTCTTGTACACGAGAATGTCGCATCAAGTTTGCCGCCAGCAACCGACGTAACGATTGACAACAAGGCAACAGAAGGCGAAATGTCAACAAGGACGAAGAACGTGATTACATACCTTGCCCGTCTTGCTGGTGTGAAATACGTGATGGTGACATCGCTTTACAGAAGCCCAGAAAAGCAGGCGACAATCATGTTCAACAGCATGCAGAAAACTGGCCAGCCTACTGTTGCCTACGGTTCAAGGGGACGTGCTGTCAACGACGAGTACGCACGAATTTGGTACAAGTTCTACGGAAATGGTGATGACGGTCTCGAACCAAAGATTTCAAAGGACGGTTCTATCGTTACCGACAAATTCGGTAAGCCTGTCTATGTGCAGAAATATGCCAAGGAGCCGTTCCCGCCTAATTCAGCAGGTGCTAAGGCGGCATTGAACGCAATGATAGCGAAGTGCAAGTCGTTCGGTTATGATACGCCAGTATCTAACCATACGAAGGACCCAGAAATTTCTCAATGTGTCGATATTGCAACCAGCGTCTGCTATGCAAAGTTCCCGAAAGTTACGGAAGCCCAGATGAAGAAGTTCTCCTCTATCTGCTACATGTCTTCCGAACCATACAAGAACACGCCGAACGGAAAACAGGATAATTCCTACCAGACTCTGTTGATGGATTATTACGCTCCGCAGGGATTTGGACCGAAAGAAGTTGACCCGTGCATCCACTTGGAAATCAGCCAGAAAGATACGAAACTTTCGATGTTCGATTCAGAGAACATGGACTTGACTCAACTACTGCCGACAATCGAAGTTGGTCTGGATAACACAAACCTTACTGACGACAGCAACTGGGACAACGCTTATGCTAAGGACCACAACGACAAGCTTAACGCTTCCTAGGCGCACCGTACTTCATATTCAACATCATGATTCCAGCTTCGGCACTGTATGTGTGGGCCATGATAAAGTCAGGGTCTACATAGCCGTCTGGTGTCATCTTGAATTCGGAGCAGTTTAGAACAGCTTCGTTGATGTCCTTGACCTTGCCACCGTAGTCGATAGAGTTCGGGTTGTCATTGCGGAATTTCGACCAGTCGAACCATTTGAAACCCATATTCATCACTGTACGAAGGTCGTCGATTCCAGCTTCGTCAGCATCGAATATGATGACCCCGTTTTCCTTGTATTCCTTGAAGTTAGGGTCCGCTTCGACAAAGCTCTTGAAATGTTTCAATCCACCAACAGCAACGGAGTTCTTGATAAAGGTAGAGTCGATTGCACCTTCAAGCATAAAGAACGGCTTGTTGAAATGGAGAAAATCTCCATTGTACAACTCACGCTTAGCGCCTGCATAGTTTCGATAACGCATCTTCGATTTATTGGTCAAATCTCGGGCATCAAACTGAACCCATGAGCCGCCAAAACGGTAGTATGGGATAATAAGACGGTTTCCGTACTCGTTGCCAGTAGGAAGACCATACGCATTCAACTTCAATGTTCCATCAGGGTTCTTATCCAAGAAGCGCTTGTCCTTCTTGCATACAAACCACTGCTTGTACACCTTTTCCCTTATCTGACGTTTCTTGCAGAAAGCAATAGCCGTCTGAACATCAGGGTCATTTTCTTCTTCGAGGGAGACAAGTTCTCCATCCTTGAATTGATACGCCCCCTCGACATACACACGCTTGTGCCTTTCCTGTGGACCCTTTCCTCCATTCACCGTATTGTAGAACAGAAGACGCCTGAAAATGTCAGGATAAGATTCCTGAAACTCCCACATGACATTGTGCGCAGGCCTGCACTTGTAACAGACGAAGTTCCATGTATCCTTGTATACATATGCTTTTCGCTCTGGTTTCACGAACTTGCTCTTAGGCAGTTCGCCACAATACGGGCAGACAAAGTTAAATGAGTTAAATTCTTCAACCAGTTCATATTGGTCGAAGGCCTCATGCACTGCGGCTTCCATATCTGAATTAGGAATGTCACGAAAATCAGCCATTACGCAAAGTAGTCCACGTTAGAAACAATTTTCACGCTAAATTCGGACGTTGCCACAACGACGTTAATCTCACTTCTCGGAGCGTCCTTTTCCTTACTTGTTGGGTCAAGAAGGGCGCCTGGTTTGACGATATAACCCTTCATTGTCATAAGGTCATTTGCTGAGTTCTTAAAGCGGCGAAGCTCGATGTTAACATCGCCACCAATGGTGTCCATAAAACGGAGAGAACCAGACGGGAACAGTCTCTGCTTTCCATTAGCAAAAGCATCAAGGCACTGGGCATCATCTTCCACGAAGAAGCAATGCTCATCAATCTTTCTCGTAATTTGCTGCGTTCCGCTACCCTTGATGATGATTCGGCATTCCAGTTCTGGACTAACCGTAAAGGAAAGCGCCTTACAGGTCGAAATCAACTTGATGTCCTTGACGATGCTATGAAGAATGTCCTCATTGAAACCAAGACGGGCAACCAGAGCCAACTGCTCGTTAAAAATCTTCATGTATTTCTTGTCCGCATACACAGAGTCGTCAGCAACGCCGATACGAGCATCCTTTTCCTTTCCAGTAAAGATAATGTTATCGTATTCAAGACCACGAATGGTTCGTTCACGAGCCACCTTGATTTCACACTTAGGAAATCCAGTCGCATCGGCATACTTGATGAAGTCTGGAAGTGACGAAATCTGCAGACGAGGTTCATCAAAAGCAATGTCGTTTTCAGTTGCAACAACATGAATCATCGCACTGTCGCAAATACCGTTGAAATAGTATTTGCCCGTATACTGACCATCGCTGCCCTTGCCCTTGAAGATAAGGCCAGCCTTCATTTTCATCATCGAGTTAATCGTCTTTATTACATTGAAGTATTCTTGACTCATGCGAACGACGCCCATTTTAAACCTCTCTATTTGGAACACAGATTTATTTAATAATACAATATAGTACAAGATTGTTTATTTGGCAAGGGAAATAAAAAAGGCCAGCTTTAAGCTGGCCCATAGACTAGAAGATTACCTTTCGCTTATACCTGTTGTTTGAACAGAGAGCGACCTGTTTACCTTCCTTGGTTTCAGCGAAAACGACAGAACTTTCATGTACACAGCCGATAAGGATGTTAAGCAGGTGGCACTTGATGGCAAACGGCTTGAACTGTTTAGCTTCACCAACTGAAATCATTTTGAAGATTTCACCATACTTTTCCTTCCAAGTGATTCCGACATTGCACGGTCCAATGTACTCAAAGGAAAGTTCGTCATCCTTGTTCGTTGCAGCAAGGCTCTCGCAAAGCTTCGGAATAGCTTCATCGAATGCCGTACCTGGGGTGATGAACTTGGTTTCACCATCCTTGAAGACGAGAGTTTCGTACTTGCACGGCTCAACCTTAGCAACTACGGTGATAGTTCCGTCGCTTGCGGAAATGCTGCTGGTTTTCTCGTCGTAGTCAATCGTAACACTTCCCGTTCCAATGAAAGACAGAAGCTTCATCGTAGACTTGCTTACATTGAAGGAGAAGTTCGGGTCGCTCTTGGAGTTGCCAAGATTACTCATGTTGTAGCGAGTAACTACGGACATTTTGTCATTTCCGACACGGAACGATACAACGCCAGACTTTCGACAGATGTCAACATCGTTGAAGTAGTCGCTAAGACTGAACAACTCAACCATGTCGCTCTGTTCCATTCTGAATGTTGCACTTGATTCACCGAAGACAGCTTCCTCAAACGGTTCCACATTAGCCATTTCGGCTTCATAGGAGAACATCGGTTCAGGTTCTTCGTATGTAGCAGGTACACCATCCTCGCCCTCATCCTTTTCGGAATCAAGCTGCGGGACATCTGGTTTCTTCAAATAACCAGCGATGTGGACAGTGTCTTCCTGCCTCATAAACGCAATCTGCTCACTGTTGATGCACGTATTAAGAGCCTTGCCCAAGAATCGTGCATTGAAGTAGAATTCTGAACGGTCATCAAAGTCAGACGTATCGTACTCACCTTTCCAAATAGGCGCCTTGATTTTTAGACCGCATTTCAAGGTGAAATACACCTCGCCATCGCCAACGACAACCTTCACTGGCTCATCGGCGTTTTCCACACCAGAAATGAGAGAAGCTGCATAACGCAGTGCAGGGGAATTTGTATCAAAAAGTATCATAAGACTTCCATCAGTTTACTTTCGTTATTAAAATACATTATTCCAATAAAAAAGGCGTGTCTTTCGACACGCCCTTGAAGAAATCACCAACCGATTAGAACGGGAGGTCATCGTCAGGGAAACCTGCGGCATTCGGAGTCGGAGCTGCTGCTTGCATCTGAGGCTGAGCTTGCGGAGCAAACTGTGCCTGCGGCTGTGCAAACTGCGGTTGAGGCTGTGCAAACTGCGGTTGAGCCTGAACCTGCGGCTGTACAACAGGACGAGCTGCAACAGTCGGTTGAGCAATCGGCTGAGCTGCAACGGTCGGCTGTGCAAACGTCGGCTGCGGCTGTGCAAACTGCGGTTGTACCTGAGGAGCCATCTGAGCTGCAAACTGCGGATTAACCTGCGGTGCTGGCTGAGCAACTGGCTGGCCCATTCCAGCCAAAGACGGCTGTACAGGAGCGGCCTGCGGTGCAGGTTGTGTCGGCTGGTTAATTACAGGAGGATTGGTGTACTGAGCCTGCGGAGCTGCCTGTTGCGGCTGAGTGTTACCAAGGAATGCAGAACCAGGCATACGAGCCATAGCAGGGTTCGCTCTGGCTGCAGGAGCTTCCTTATTCGGGGTTACATCAGCAGAATTGTCATACGAAGCGCTTCCAGTCTGTTCTGCCAACCATTCGTTAAGCATCTTCTGAGCTTCGGCATAACTCGCAGGAAGGTCTTCTCTCTGGAATTCGTCGAGGTCAACACACTGGTTCAGGTAGGCCAAGATTTCCGCATCAGTTGCTGCCAAATCACTCGGAGCATCAACAAACTTGCTGGCATCGTAGGTGTTAATAGCCTTTCCGTTAATGATGTTTCCAGATTCCTGACACGTAACGATGAAGTCACGGCCACCACGAACCTGTTCTGGGAAGAAACGTGTTGCATTCTTGAGTTCCAATTCATTCGGAACATACACTGCACCTTTCTTACGACCTTCCTTGGTATTTTCCCATCTCCTCTTTGCTACGACTTCTGGTTCACGAGGATAGTCGAGAGTGTTGTTAACCTTCACGGAGTGTTCCCAGAGTTTCACCTGGTTATTAAACTCTGGGTGAACCATATCCTGACGGATAAGGGTGTTAGCAACATAGCTCGTGCTAGCGGCGTTGCCTTCATTAACCTTCACTTCTTCTGCAGCAAGTGCATCACCAGCATCGGCCAATGGTTTAAGCTTGTGGTAACGTTCAGTCTTCCAGTCGCAGTACGGGCATATTCCCTTGTAAAAGTCAGGAGCGTCAGAAAGAGTCCTCAAACATTTGAAGTATTTCTTCGGTCCCTTACCAATACGGAGATAGTGGACCACAACCTTGCGGAATGGAGAGGGGTTTTTATCCCATACCAGACCACCCTGTGCGTCACGCTTTACGCTCGGAAGAATACGTACCTGGGCGGAATAAGATTTGTGGGAATCGTCCAACCTTGTTTTCCATACACGCTCATCAACTTTGCGTTCTGGTTCGGTGGACTGGGAAGGCGGCAAAGAAGCCGCAGTTGGAACATAGTTCAAGTCAAGTGTACTCATGTTATTACCTATTGTTAATTCTCATTGTTATAAACCGAGGATTTCTCCTCAATTAAAGTTTATAACGTAAGCATTCTTACCAAATATATTTTATTCCAACTGCAAATGCAAGGGCTTATTGCATTTTTTTCTTCTTTTCGTATTCCAGAGCTTCCGCCTGCTGACGCTTGTATTCGAGCATCTTGGTCTGTTCGGTCTTCTGCATGGTGGCAACAACCTCCTTCAGGTTCTCAGGCGGCTGGTAGTCCTTTTCATCGGCATGCATCTCCTTCAAGGACTCCTCGATGTCGTCAAACAGGTCATCAATGCTCCATTCCAAATGGGCGACCACCTTGTTCTTGATGGTAGCGAAGTCGAATACGTTCCTTTCTTCCTTGCTCAGTTCGGTGTCCTCAACCTCGTTGGCGTGGTTCGGGTCGTAGTCATCACGAATCTTGACCCTGCGAACACCCTGCTTGTCAACGTACGTTTCAAGAATCTGGTCGGTTTCCTTCTGGTCAAGAACCTTTTCGGAGACCTTCTCGGACGCTTCCGTATACTCATCTGCAATACCAAAGTATTTCTTGCCGACCCACTTCTTTTCGGGTGCGCTCTCACGGATTTTCTGAATCCATTTCTTGTAATGCTCGGTTTCGACAAGCTGGTAAGCCCTCGGACCCGTCGGTAGGAACGGGGTTTCGTCAAGCATCTTGCTGTGACCAGTGGCAGCCATCCTGTTCAGGTCGGCATTCAATGCGGCAAGCTGCTGCTTCTTTTCCCGATTACTTTCTTCAATAAGATTCCTGTCAGCGGCAGTAAGTGTACATCTTTTCATTTTATGACCTCTTTTCCAAACGTGCTATAATTCTTTCCTTCAAACCAGGAGGCAAACTGGAATTTTCAAGATTAACCCGCCCGTCTCGTTTTGCCTTGTCGAAACAGTCGGCAATCTGGTCAACAATCGCCTCGATAATATCGTCAGAGAATACGTTTTTGACAAGAAAATCAATGTCAAAGTATTCGTCCAGACTCGACACGACCTCGAACATCCCGATTTGGGAGTCTGCCTCGTGCAAAAGTTGGTAGACGGTCAATACGCATTCATTGAAATACGCAGCCCTGTCCTTAATCAACGGTTCAGGCATGCTGAACAGTCCGCAGGTTCCATCTACGAGAGAAGGAGTCGAAAACTTCGCCTCAATCTTCTCGCAAATCATCTGCCTCTGGTGTTCATCTAAGATGGTAAACATAAATACCCAGTAGTTAAATCTACTGGGTAAAATACATTTTTAAAAGAGTTGGACCGTTGACGCAAAGTTTGGGTCTAGTGGTTTCTCTTTCTTCTGTCTATGTTGCTCTAATGATGCTTGCTGAGTCTGTTGCTGACATTGCTGCTGAACTTGCTGTACGTTCTGAGCCTGTTGTTGCTGACGGGTCATTGGTCGTCTCTGTTCCAACGCCTCCAACTGTTCCTGCACAATAGATTCTTTAATTATACTATCTATGACTTCCATATCCTCAGGTTGGGTATCACTGATACGCATGTGGGGCCAATCAACCCTCACATTAAACTGTACATCGCTTGAACCAAATCGGTTCTTACTAATCGTAACGCTAAGGAAGCCAGCCTTTTTCAACGCAACGTCACGTATAATGATATAGTAGAAATCAACAGTATCGCCAAGACCCATTGAACCCGCAGTCTGGTCCATGCCGATGTCCTTCATTCGGTAACCAGCACGTTGCATCTGCGTTCCAGTCAAGATAGCCATATCACGGTTAACCGCAATATTTCTCAACTGTTCGGCGGCATACAGAATTTTCTGGAAGCTACCATCAAACTGGGTATATGTACCCGAGTTCGGACTGATAATACCGATGTAATCAACAACGAGGAAGTCAATCTTAATCCCCTCGGTCATTTCCAGCTCGTTAATATACCCCTCGATATCATCAGGAGTTGTCTTTCGGGTCGGCATCCAGTTGATGAACAAGTTACCTGGGGTCGGTATAGACGGGTCATGTTCGTTTTGAAGCTTGACAATCACTTCCTCATCGCTCATCTTAGCGATGTCGTAACGAGATACATCGAGAATAGCACTCGTTACACGCTCCCAAATCTTTGCGGCATCAAGTTCAAGACTTACATACACCACATTGTAGCCAAGAGTTGCAGCAAAGGCAGCTTCGTTGACCATGAACATCGACTTACCACCGCCAGACGTACCACCTACAAGGCTCAGACACTTGCGGAAATATCCACCGCAAGTACCCTGTGCATCTGGTGTTTCACTGGTGAACTGACGAATCGCACCAATCCTTGACGGAATACTCTTTTCCATGTCGCCCAGCTTAGACTTGGCATACTTGGCATCACGGATATAATGAATACCCAAGTTAGTGGTCAGTCGGAAATTCAATGCATCCTGCAACTGAGGCATAATGCCACGCATGGCCGACGGGTCCTTTCCGTGCATGTGAAGAGCGTACTCTTCCATCAGCCTCTGTGAAACCTTAAACTTGAAATAATCTTCAATCAAATTCTTTTTGACATCTGCTGAGATTACACCAATAGGCTTCGTGATTTTAAGGAGCTGCTCCTTAGCTTCCTCACTGTAGCCTGGGTTCTGATTTAATCCAGTTACAAGTTCCTGTGCCGTCGGATAACGGTCATACTTCCGACGGAATGCATTAACAAGGTGGACAATCTGCTTGTCCGCCTTATCCTCAAAATAATCTTCCTTAATCTTGTCCGCTATACGCAGACGGATATTTTCGTCTTCAAAAAAACACCTCAGGACATACTCTTCATCGCTTAAATCTTCTACTACCATATTTCACCTTCGGTTATTTATCACAGTTCAAAATAAAAGATACATTATCATAATCATTTTGGCAAGACCTAAAAAACCAGACGGAAGACATACACCCGTCTGGTTTTAATTAGGTATTTACCATTAAGCCTTGACACCCTTTGCAGCAATCTCGGCGGCAGATTCTTCCTGCACTGCTTCGATTTCATCGCTGATGTTCTTCGGGGTAGCGGCAGCTTCTTCCTTCAACTTGCTCTTTCGGGTCTTCTTTTTTGTCTGCTCTTCCTCAGTGAGAGGTGCAGGCATTTCGCCAACAAGGTCCTTTGCAAAGAGGGACACATCGTACATGTACTGCTTCTCGATGTAAGCAAGGAACTTCGGGTCGCTGATAAGCGGTTCCATGAATGCCTGCGTATTGCATTCATCGGTATCATCGTCAGTCCAACGGAATTCACGGAGAAGTTCGCCAGTTTCCTTGTCAATATCATAATCAGGACGATGGAGGAATGTACCCTGATTGCCCTTCTTGATTTCAACCGCAGCACCAGATGCAATAGCATCTTCAACCAATCCGTACCAGCGGTCGATACCACCATTCGTAAGAATACGGTATTCGCAGGTGCGGTCTTCCATACCATCACGACCCTTCTTAATCTGTGCGGTGGCAATCTTACCAATCTTGGATGCCTTCTGTGTGCTTGTCTTCTTCGTCTTGTAAGCCCTTCCGTTAGTGCAAACAAGCACGATTGAATCACTGTTAAAGTACAGTTCGCAACCACCTGGAATGTTCTTCGGGTCCTTGTACTGTTCGAGAGAGTCATAAACGTGGTTGATGATAAGAGAAGTGAACTCAGATGCGTTAATCAGCTTGGCAAGTTCATTCTTCTTAATAGCAGTCTGACCCATGTCAGCGGTAGGCTGGTCCTTACCCGTCTGCTTTTCGATGGCTTCAACACGCTGCAAGGAAATAATCGGGCCCCAAGAGTCAAACAAGAGGAAGACTTCGTGGCGTTCCTTACGGGTCAAGCCTTTCTGGGCATTCGTAATAAATTCATTGATTTGGTGGATGAACTTTGATTCAAACACCACGATTTCGTCAGTGTTCACACCGAGGCGCTGTGCCAACGTAAAGTTGAACGCACCTTCTGACGATACAACGATGCAATCCATTCCAGAGTGGTAAGCGCTTGCAAGATAGTAAAGGCCGATAAGGGATTTACCCATTGTAGACGGAGCTGCGATTTCCGTCATGTGGCCCTTTTTGATACCGTGGTTTACCATACCACTGAAAAGGACTTCAAGAACTGGGATTCCGCAGCCGAGGTATTCGACTGGCTCGTTCTTGCTGATGATGTTTTCTTCGAAGGCCTTAATACCCTTCAACTTGGCTATCAATTTACTAGGCATATTTTACTCCTGTCTGTCTTGACGTTCAACCCAGGGGGTCCTTGTCTTCAGACTTGTTGATGCTTAGACATACAATGTTTATAAGATTACTGGTGGCCGACCGACACCTCATGGTCGAGAATCTTCTGACAGGCGAACCTGTTCTCTCGGATGATGCTCAAAACAGCCTTCATCGAGTTCAGGTATTCCTCCTGCTCGGCAATCTTCTTTTTCCAGTCTACGAGAATCGGGTCGCCGTTGATACGGTTCATAAGAAGCGTATTGTTCGTGTAACGAGGAATGGTCTTGAACTTGTGCTTGTGGGTGACCTCGGAAAGCAAGTCGTCCAGCTTCACGTTCATTTCTGCAACCAGACGGGTTTCCTCGTCCACCAAGCGGGCAAAAGTGTATTCATAGTTCGAGACTTTACGCAAATACTCGACAACCTCAGGAACGGCTTCGGGTATAGTAATGTACTTCTCCGCCATCGGCAAAACGTCATTCTTGAACTTATCTTCTGTCATGTAAACTCCAATGAAAAATGGGAACCCGTCGGATTCCCATTAAAAATATATTGTTTTTCGGCTATTTCATTATTCTTCTTGTGAATCTGTCGGAATTTCTTCCACAGGGCAGTCCTTCGTGCCAGGTTGAACGCCATTGTCGATATCCTCAACCGTGACTTTCTCCCCCTTCTTCTTGCGGCCTTTCTTTTTCTTCGGCTTTTCTTCTGCCTTTTCCGCTTCGGAAACGGGGATAACCTCTTCCTCTACCGTCAACGGGGCTTCTTCCGTAGACTTGGTATCGAACTTTGCCTTGATTTCAGCAGGGATGCTTTCAAGCATCGTACGCCACTTCTTCAGCTGGGTTGCTGAAATACGCAGTTCCTTCATGATTGTCTGCGGCTTCACACCATCTGACAACATGTGCAGGAGATTCTGGAACGGTTCGCTTCCCTCAATGATATTGTAGCATTCACGGTCGTAGACGATTTTGACCTGTTCATCTGAAACAGGAAGTCTGGCGTTATGAATGTCTTCAAGAACCTTGGTGTAGTCATTTCCCTGCATGACCGAAGCGATTACACGCCCAATCAGCTCCCCATCAAGGTTGTACTCAATCTTTTCATCGGCGGGGCCAGTCGGCTTGGATTCCTCTGCAATTTCCTGAATCTTGGCTTCCGTTTCCTCCTTGACCTTGGTGGACTTCGGCGGGAAACGAGGAGTGATTTCAGGGAACTTGTACAGGTAGTATTGCCAGAAGGCTGTTGCCTTTTCGTCGAAGCTCTTGTCCGATTCCTCGTCAACTGCATCCTTTTCAAGAAGCTTGATGACTCGGACAGCACATTCACTGAATCTTGGAATCTGAGTCGTCAAAATGTCCTTGTTAATCGGCTGCCAGCGAGAGTCAATCCACTGTGCCTGATTTGCAGGTGTGCATGGGCTAGACAGCGGGTTGCTGTTGACATCCTGAACACTGAACAAGAGGGTGCTTGCCACGGGGAACTGGCTATCACCCATCTCGTAAGTGTCATAATTCTTTGCCTTGAACTCGAAACCGTCATTTTCACGGACGTATTCCTTGTAGAGAGTGACAGAACGGGCATGAAGCCTCTGGATGACATAGCCAACAAGGTTGCCTACATCGAACTTGTCATGTTTGTCGGTGTAGATATACTCGTCGGTGGACAAAATCGTACCCCAGTCGCCGCTACCGCAATGCTTGCAGAAGGCCTTGACGATTTCACTAACCTTTCTCCATCTCGCATCAGCCTTGATGAAGACGAAGCAATCGTTGTCAGCGATGATTTCCTTCTTTGCTTCCTGAAACCATTCAGGTTCTTCGGTCATGAAGATGTAAATTTTGCGAAACCCAAAGTTTGCGTGGTACTTGCACCACATCTTGAATTTCATTTTAGACTGGTCCACTAGACGGGCCAATAGATATACTCGTGGATTCATAGTAATTACCATTGATATTCAACAATAAATTACATTTTTTAAAACAAAAAGCGTCGGGAGAAAATCTCCCGACACCATGATGAGTCGATTGAAATACTAGAACGGGGGGTCGTCACCAAACGGACTGTCGAACACATTACCTACATTAAAGTCTGGCACTGGTTGGGCCGCTTGTGCAGCAGTTCCAATAGAGGTCGGGACAGGTGCTGCAGAAATAGGTGATTCCAAGTCTTCCTTGATTCGGTCAATCTTGACTGATTGGTAATTCTTTTCCGAACTAAACTTCGTAGTACACCAATCGTATTGACTTCTCGGATGGAAAGCATAGAAACCACGCTCTCTCATATTCTTGATTAAATCCAACTGAGCCTTCGTGATTCCGATATGTTCCATTTCTTCCGCAGGAGCATACGCACTATTGCAGACACCGTTGCAAGATTCTGTAATCGCATTCTTGATGTTGTCAGGAGTGCAGCTAAGGTCGATAAGGGTCTTATTCCTAAGGAACTGGTCAACCCAACCTTCTCTCTTTGCGGTTTCATAAACGTCGCCACATTCCTTGACAAACTTCGGGGCGCCATCCTTACCGACGCAGGTAGCCTTAGGCAGGCCTGGGGTCTTCGGGTTAGGCAAGCTCATGCCGTGAATGTTGTCGCTGCTATCTCCAGATACGATTTTCTGAATCAGGTAGTCTGACGGAGACTCGCATGAAAGGAACTTGACGGAAAGATGGTCATAAAACACCGCTTTTTCACACTGAATCTGCATCATGTCAGTATCACGGGTGACAACAACGATTGTGCTATATCGGTCCTGCAATGCCTTTACCGCACCGTAAATAACATCGTCTCCTTCCGCCCCGTCAAGCTGTATAGGAAGGGCACGGTAATACTTTGCAAGTTCAAAGGCAAACTTGTCCTTATACTTCTGCCACTCGTCTTTCGGGGTCAATGCAGTCCACTCGCTGTACTTACGCTTTCCCTTGTAACTCGGGATGATAGGAGTCTTGTTCTCGTTCTTGGACTTCGTGCTAACCTCATACAGACCCCAGAGCAATTCCTGCTTGGCAGGGGAGAGTTCATTGAGGAAACGGTGGTCTTTGTTACGGAACGACGGGTATTCCTTAACTGGAATGCGTTCAACAGTGTATTCTTCCTTCTTCTTGTCAGGCTTGCCGATACGGTAGGCATAGTTTTCCGTTTCCGTGTAGATGTAGGTGTCATCGTGGTACACGATTGTATGCTTTCCGTAGTAATCCTTGACAAAATCCTTTCTCCAAGAGTTTCCGTCAACGGCAATGATGATGTCCAGCGGATTGAAACGCTGAATCAAATCGTTCATCGAGGTGACCATCTTGTTACGCCACAGACGGAGTTCATCTTCCTTGGTCTGGACACCGTAATCATCACCCATCTTATACGATGCTTCGATTGAATGGATGTTCTGGTGGGCTATAGACGACCAGTCTATCACCATGAGCCTATTAGTATCATACTTGTAAGTTGCTGGTGTATTAATCATAATTTCGCTCCTAAGTTTACAATATAGTCTTTTCAAATTGAATTGGCAACCCCAAAAAGGTATAAACTATGAATAATTGGAAGGACGCATCATGGCTACAACGCTTCAAAAGGAATACGCTTTAATTTACTATATTCGAAACAAGCTTGGGCAAACCGCAAACAACGGTTTTCTGCATGAGCTGTATACAAAGAAAAACATAAAAACAATCCTTGAAGCCTTAATCCAGAATATCATCAAGGATAATCCAACAATCGCCGTTGATAAGGTTATCGATAGGGTAATGTACTCAATCGACATTCCTAGGTTGACTGACCCTACAACCGATGCAGCAACTTTTAGAACACTTCCATATAGCACAGTAAGCCTCATGTACCTATACATGGGTAAAATCATTCAGAGCGTACTGAAAGACAAAAAGCAGAGACTCTTTATCGACGACATAACCGAGGCAAAGACAGGCATGGCGGCAGATTTCATGTCCACATTCAGCATCAACGACATGACAAGCCAAGCTTTCATACAGATGGTTGAACAAGAAACCCGTCCAGACCCTGATGAAATCGTACAGAAAATTCAAGCAAAATATCCAGACGCAAGAAATTCCGAGATTAAGAAGTACGCTACGCAAATGGCCCAGAATCAGTTCACCAACGATGATTTGGACAGCCTGTTCACATTCATCAGGCTGAATTACAAGATACTCGACGATACGTCACTTACCAACGGAATCAAAGCGGTTGTCGCATATAAGGAAAAGGAAGATGCAGAAGGAACTTCAACAGACTCTTTCGAGGAACAGCGTGACCGTCGTGAAGAAAACATCAAGAACAGAATCCTAGGCTCGTCAGCCATATCAAACTTGTTCAAGCTATCATCAAAGACACACTTTGTTGGTACGATGAAATACAAAAAGAACGGCAGTCAGGATGACGGGCAAACAACAGAACCCGTAGTCGAACTAGCTCTCAGACAGCAGGATAAGTTTTTTGATACATTTGCTGAGGTTTTAAACCGTCTTCTTGCACTCGAAGGACTACCGTCCGTAAACTATGGGTCTTTTGGAGATACCCGCAACATCATATTGACCGAGGCACAATACCATGCACTGTTCCCAGAATACTTCATCACTGTCGGCAGCATAAAAGACAGTGTAAAGAGCGAATCCGAAATGGGTACGAAAACGATGAAGAGCGGTGATGAGGCGTCCACAGTAATCGATTCATATACTGGTGAGCAGCAACGTGAGCAAGAAGAAGATGATACCGATTCATATTCTTCCACCGAGCTTAATATCGAAAACTCAAAGAAACTGGTCCTTGCAAAAATGATGGCTACCATCAACAACGAGCCAAATGCCGTACCGAACCAAATCAATGCGACATCTGGTGTAAAGTCGATGATACGCACTCTGAACGGCATCCTAATAACAGAACTATTCAAGACGCCGATACAGATGCTAGATTACCTCATAACATTCCTTACAACAGGAAAGTTGCCGAATTATCTTAAAAACTATGAGGCAGACCTAGTCAAAATTAAAGATGGCTACCTTGCTGGAAAGAATAAGCAGCGCAATGAAAACAGCGCACAGGATATGCAGGTACAAGCATTCGCTATCGTATTGAGCGAGCTTGCAAAACTTGCCAAAATGGACCCCGAAAACGAGTATAAAAAAAGGCAAGAACAGTCTATGAGAATTGGCGGTGCCGTTCCCCCACAAGCCAATGATATCACTATCACTTACAATGGTTATACCTACATCCTGAATAACCTGTCTGCGGTAGTAAACGCTATGGTAGAACATGCCATCAAGGGGCAATTCATCAAAACGATGCCACTCAACAGAAGTTCTTCCATTGAATATGTAATATCATTCCTGACATACAGCGGACTTCTTTCTAAAAATAAGAATATATGCACACTGGAAACAGATACGTTAGAAATCAAAAACACCATCGACAACTTGGATTGGGGTACACTGAATACCGAACACAACGCAATGATGGCTGATGCACTCCGTAACTGTTCCTACATCTACCGTTATAACGGTTGGGAACACATGAGACCAGAAGAAATGAAAGCTCATAAGTTCATAACCATCAGAGATAACAAGAAGAAAAAGACATCATCCGACGACCTCAGCAAGCTCGTCTCATTGATTACCAATCTGCAGACACAGATTAAACCGTACGTCCTGAAACTACGTGCAATCAACCTTGTCATTAACCGCATAACCAGTCAGTATAACATCGACATGAAGCATCTAAAAAATGGTGTAGATGAACCTCATGTTGACCTGAACGAAGCAAACCCGTCAATGCAGATGCTGGCTATGGACAACACGGCTGAATCCATCGACACCATGTCCGAAGGGTACTATATCCGCTTTATCATAGGCAAATACGAAGATGCAGTATCGTCCGCATGCAAAGATATTCGTAAAATCCTTGCTGAAAACCACCTTCTCAATGACCCGACACGAAAAACTCTCATAAGTAAAGTCAACAACGACATACGTCAGACCGACATAATCAACGAGGTCTTCAACGGTGTAAAGAAGGCATCGAAAGGATTCATTGCCGAAGATGTCAGCAAGATGGAAGTCAGTAACATATTCAGCATAGCGCAGGACATAATCCTACTGTACAACAAGGTTCGCAACGACGTGGCTAACTTAGGCAATAACCAAGTTATCGCAAACAGTTTCCCGCCTCGCAACTATGTTACCACATCTGATTTAAAGCAAATTGCAGATGGTCATGCACCGACAGGAAAGGTGTATACCGAAGATGGAAGCATGTGTCAAAACGAGTTCATTCTAAACGCATATCTAATCGATATCCTATTCGAGGCAACATACCTTCTAGCCGTGCATTTCGGCTTAGGTGGACAAAGTACATACACAACTCAGGATGTCGTTCGCAAAACGGACATCAATGAAATGAAACAGTACATTACTGCCAATCTCAACATCAATGTCAAAAACGATGCTTCATACAAGAAGTTACTCACAGGCATCCTGACGAGAATGAACACCACACTATTCAATACACAGATGATGAACATCATCGTTCCAGTCATAACCAACTTCCCGAACATGAAACAACTCACCGTAGGTGAATACAACAAAATTAACGGGCAGACTACACACTGGACGGCAGACAAGGCAATGCAGGACAGGATGAACCGAAAATCACAGCATTTCAACTTGAAGGCCAAACGTGAAGCCGAAATGACCCGCAAGAAAATGCTGTCAAATTTGGTGAACCCAGCATACTACTAGAATTGCCTGCGGTAGTTCTTGAGAAGGCCCTCTGCGGCCTTCTTTTTGCGTTTCTCCAATTGCTGAGCACGCTTCTCGGCCTTTTCCTTTCTCTTCTGCTTGATGTCGTCAAGCTTTACATCAGCCTCGACGATACCAGTAAGGTCATACGGCTGGACTGGAATCTTGTCCGCATCGTAGTATTTCACCCTTTCACGGAAATGACGCACCATGCAGTTTTCATTGATATAGTCTCCACGAGTGCGCCCGTGGACCATATACGAAGCATCATCAACGATGTCATAGCAAGTTGCAATTTCCTTTCCAGGACACTTACGGACAATACGACCAATCGACTGCATAATCATGTACATCGACTTGCCAGGGTCGCCAAAGACGAGGTTGTTCAACTTCTTGACGTTCATGCCAGCTTGGAGACAGCCGTACGTTCCCAGCAGGATGTGACCATACGAGGCGTCCATCTCCAATCTGATACGGTCACGCTCATTCGCCTTGACCTCACCCTTGATTATACTGTACTTGAACTCTGGATGATGCTCCTGCAAGTATGCGGCAACACGCTCCAACGGGTCGATGTTGCGGAATAGGATTACAGTGTTCTGGTCAGTCGTTATCTTCTTGTTGTTGATGAGCATGTCAAGAATATCGAAACGACTGCGGTTGCCAGTCACGATTGAATATTCCTCCTCGAACTTCGAGTAGCAGATGGTCGTACGGCAATCCAACGGATATGGAACAAACAGGGCAACCACCTTGACAGGTGTGATAAGACCCTTTTCGGCAAGCTGCCAAAGACTCACGATTTCATACTTTTTCCCAAGAGAGGCTTCGATGTAACCTGCATCGAGACCGTCGTTAGGAATGGTTCCCGAGACACCAATCTTGAAGTTTTCCGCCGAGGTACAGTAGTCAAGAATCTGGCGCAAGACGGGACCACGGCAACCCTGACATTCGTCAACGATTACCGCATCGAACCGCTTGAAGAAGGAAGGCTCCTTGTTCTGTAAGCTCTGCCACGTCGTGATGACAATAGGCTTCAACATGACTTCCTCGCCAAGATGCAACTCGGCAAGTTTCCTTTTCTGTGCGGCAGTCAGCTTATCCTTGGACTCACCATAGATTAGCGTACAGTTCTCTGGCGCCTCATCCCATGAATAGTCGTCCTGAAAGTTCTGCATCAACTGGACTACGAGGCCAGAGTTAGGTACAACGACTGCAATCTTCTTGTGTTCAACCTCGGTCATGTAACGGGCCATAACATAGACTGCCAACGACTTTCCTGACGCAGTGCAAGCCTTGAATGCACCACGACGATGCAACATTGCCTGATAGATTAGTTCCACCTGATGTTCACGAAGGGTGAGCTTGAACCCCTCCTTGCGGTCGTGGATGTTCAACGTCTCGGCATACTTGATTATCTCTTCCTTGGTCCAGACCGTCTTCGGTCGGAACATCGAGTCAATCCTCGGTGACAGTTTAAGCTGAATTCCTGGAAACCTTCCTCGCAGCAAGTCACAGACCCTAGCGATTAGACCGATGGGCACTGTCCGTTCATCCTTGTCGTAGAAATTGACGTACTCCTTGCCATAGCCGTTCTTGTATTTTTCTGTATACGTAGCCTGCTTGTCCTCGTACTTGATGGCGCTATTCAAAAATGTGTAAACCCGATTTATTTCAATTTGGGTATTGCCATAGACGTTGACGAGCGATAAGTTATCTCTGAGGAAGTCAAAATAAACTTGCATAATCGATTGGATAAACTAGGGTTAAATAAAATTATATGTTTTCTTAACTAAAATATCTTTTTTCAGGTCAAAACTTATATTTTAACAGTAAAAAGTGAGAACATATAGTGTTAACTTGGGGTACGGAAAAGAAAATACTGGTTAAGTCATTGTATGGGCCTTGCTGAAGACATAATTTTATTGTATATTATCCGCCGATGAGTTCGAATCTTGCACTTTCTTTACGTATTTTAGACCGCTTTTCTGAGTCTGACAGCCACTACTCCTTCGATAAGATGCTGGTTCCAAACCGCATTTTCGATGATATGGTTGAAAAAGCTGATACTCTGGGTGGTGTGTACAAGAAGAACTTCGAATATCTGCTCTACGTCGTCAATACAATGTACCGTCGTTATCAAATTTCTTTCAATTTGGCGGCGAAGCACCATTGGAAAATCGATATCGACAAGTGGGCAGTGCCTATTTACTCAAAAGTCTACGATAGAATCCTCGGTTCCAACTACTTGGAGTACGTCCACATCCTAGAAGAGTGGGGTATCATCGGCAGAAGCCGTTCCTACATCAAGGGAACCAAGGATGTGCCAGGAAAGTGCAAGCACTACTGGTTCACAAAGAAGTATTTGACCTATGTCCAGCGTTATTTGCACACGAGAGCGCAGGAAGAAGCGGGAGATATCGAAAAAAGACAGGGTGGGGTCCGTGTAATCATGGCTTCCAACCCGTTTTTGTACCGAAAACTTGCCGCTAGGGCCGAAGAAGTCCATGCTGAACAGATGCAGTTGCCTGAAATCAGGGAACTTTACGAGGATTTGACCCATTTTAGCATCGACGAGGATAAAAGTTATGACATTCTCGGCGATATGGTGGCATCTGGCGCAATCCCTGCTGACAGAATGACCTCAGAAATGAATAAAGTCAGGATGTTCAACAGCTATGCCACCGATAAATATGCTCTTTACTGCAAGCGTGACGCTTACGGGCGTGTTCACACGAACATCACCCAGATGAAAAAGGAAATTCGTAAGAACTGTATCACCTGTGATGGTAAGAAGACTGTCGAAATTGACATCAAGAGCTCTCAGGGTGCGTTCCTGTACCGTGTTCTTGACCGTTATATTTCTAATTTTGATGACCGAGAACATATTGTGATTTCCTATACAGGTGGAGTTGCTGAACCATACTGGACTGATGGTGAAAAGTGGGACTCTATACACACTTTCATCAGTGAGTTGGAAGCATACAGAACTCTGCTTGTTTCTGGACATCTTTACGAATATTTCCGTGATTATGTTAACAAAACCTTACATGTTAACGTTGACCGTAATAAGGTTAAGAAGGAGTTCCTTACCTGCCTATTCTGCGGAAGGTTCTACTCAAAGAAGAAGCATGCGCTTGTAGAAGCGATTCAGCAGCTCTGGAAGGAAAAGTTTCCTAACCTCTTCAAGGCAATCCAGATAATTAAGCGTGGACACTACGCTGAATTGGCTCACGAACTGCAACGCACTGAAAGCCACCTGATTTTCAGCATTGTCTACCGCAGAATCAAGGATGAGTTGCATTGCCCTGT